ATATAAGATTTAACTAGTAAACTAATATCGCCTAGAGTAATTAATAGTTGAGCGAGTCGGGGCGGACGCAGCGGCCCTACAGACCAACCAAGTCAAATAACATGTCTAAGACCGATCGACCTATGTCAACTAAGCCACGTTCGACGAGCATGCTGACCTTGTCAATGACTGAACCGGTAGCGAGACCAACTGAAGTACCACGTCATTATTATATTATATAGCAAAGTCCAAAAGAAATCAATAGTCAAAACGCTAGTCCGGTTTCGGTTACGGATTTCAAAGGGCAAATTAGGATTTGGAAATCGAAAGGTCGACAGCGATTTTATCCTTGCGATTAGTTTGACGTTTAGATATAATTAAGTAGATGATGAGTTCAACGTTAACAACATAGGAGAATAACATGAGCCAAGCACGTCGTAGTACAAGTAAAAAACAAGCTAAACAAGCTGTCGAGGTTACAGTCGACCAGATCAACGCCGTTAAAGAAGCACCTGTTGACCGTGTCGGAGAAGCCAGAGCGGTCCTCTTAGCGCAACCTGAGAATATGAGCAAAAGTGCCAAGATCCGTTTATTACATGCAAAAGGGTATAGTCGTGTTGATATCGCAGCAGCGGTCGGCGTGATATACCAACATGTTCGTAATGTTCTGATAACAGAGTTGAAACGTCCTACAATCACTGAATAGTACCTCGCGGGATTGGGTTAGATGTCACTCACCATGATACTAGCCCATTCTTGTCGCGGTTTTGGACCAGGTACGTCAGTAGAGGGAGATGACGTGGGAGGTCGCGGCGACTATGACCGAACAGGTCCATTACAAGGCAAAGAAAAAGGGCTATGCGCCCTCTGTCTCCTGATCTTCTGTCATATTGTTGACTTGATCGACCATAAAGCCAATTGTGTCTTGTTGACCATCTGTCATAAGGTCTTTGGTGATCCGGTAGAACTCGTCAGGATCGAATTCATTAACGACACAGTTAACCCACCATTTGTCTGCATACTCTTTATGGACCTGGTAGTTCTTATTCATTTCAGCTGTCTCTTGGTCAGCGTGATTTGCTAGGTCTTCAGTTATTACCCAAAACGTTTGGACTGCTTCTAATACTGTTGTCATAATATCTATTCCTCTTCTATAGATTGTAGTACTTCTTCAATTTCATCCTGAGACATTTCATCCAACATGGCCTCAGCCCAATCATCTTCATTACCATCTACCATGATGTCATATACTTCCTGCTGCTGTTCCTCAGTCAGTTTTGAATAAGCACTAGGTAACTTTTTGAATGGTTGGTCTATGGACCAGTCTGCAGATTGATTAGTTATGACTTTTATCAGATCCTCATCTCTATCTGTAGTCAGACTATGATCGGTTAACTTAAATAACAGGTCTCTCAAATGATTTGCTTGGTCTTGTGTCAATATTATTTTCATTTCTGTCTCCTTATTTATAATTAAGTATATCATAAAGGTCATGATGGTCGCAAGAGGTCAAATAGATGTCAAATGCAGGTCGCTTTCTTGGACTGGTTCGGTTTCGAGGGCATCGGCCCAGGGAGGTCCCCAGGCCCAAGTCACTGACGTACCAGGTCCTTAGACATAAAAGAAAATAGGACTCTCGTCCTATTTCCATAATTATTGAATGAAGTAGTCTAGTAGCATCCAATAGCCTTTGATGATCAATATCATAGCTACAGCCCCTAGACTGCAATATCCGAAAAACGTACCCATACTTACCTCCTAGATAGGTGAGAGAGAGCTTTGTCTGCTCTCTCCCCGATTGACTATTCAGCTACTGTAGCTTCTGGACGTTTAAGTACTTGCAGTTGTACATTGCGTACGTGTTGATAGATGATATTAAGTTCTGTCGCAATCTGTGACCGTGTCCAGCCCATAGATGTCAACAATCTAATCTTACCAGACACTGTCTTGATGTGAGTCATATCTGGTGCTACTGGCTTCTCTTTAGATACTACTGCTGTCACTGTTGCTACTTCTTTAGTTACTTTAGCTTTGTTTGATTTAGTCATAATATTTATTCCTTCTGTTTGTTGTTTGTTAAATGTTTATCATCTAACTTATAATTAAGTATAGCCTAAGCCTAAGAATTCATCAACTAAATAAAGCCTCATTATATTCTTTTGTTTAGCCTTTAATTAACCCTTTATGATAGCCTATCTAGCCTAGGCTACGTTTCCTATCATAGGCTTATAGGGCGGACGTTAGGACGTTAAGCCTAGCGCTATTAATTTTAGCCTACGGATTATGGCAACCCATATGACCGGCGTCAGCACCCAAAAATTTCTACGCATTTTTTACGTTCAAACCTCGGGCTAACATGACCCTTGCCAAATTTAAATCGAGGACCTACTAAATTTGTGTTGATTTTCCCATTGATGACCATATATAATATAAAGAAGCTAAACGACTATCGAAACAGAGTAAGTACCCAATGCAGAGCATTACGGCACAGATGAAGCAGCTAAACAGTAGGATCCAAGTGAATCACTTAGGTCTTCCTGAAGGTATCTACCGTCCTGATATGTTACCAGCTTATCCCACCCCACCATCTTTGGCTAATATAACATCCCAGTTCGGCATTGTAGATGTGATTGATAATGATCGTGCTGCGTTAGCGCCATCCAATGTCAATGAACCTAGTCAAGGGGATTTGTTTGCAGCCGAAGATGGTGTAGGTGAGCTTGTCTCAGAGAATGACGCGGAAGTAATATCAGCCTCAACTGCATTAGCTGTTCGTGAAGCAGAGGACAACTATCAGCGCGCTCTCACAAATTACGAACGTGATCTCTCCGCAGCATTTGTTCAATTGGATTATTCCGAAGGTTACCCAACAATTAATACAATGCCATTCTGGACTCAGTTCGAATTTGAATCCAGTGACGCTTACACCCTATTTCAATGTTACTTGAGCCAATATAAGCAAGGCGTAAGACAAGTAGCAGCAGTTCTTGAATCTCCACTCATAGCAGAGATGCCTATTCGTCCTAGCATGGATGAAGTAGCAAGTTACTTTCATATCTACTGCTGGGCATTCAGAGCTAAAGCTTTTGACATGTTCTTTACAGCACACCGTAGAAAAGAGCGTGAGCGTAGAGCAAATGAGACTGAAGATGAACATTATCTCATGGCAGCTAAGCTAATGTCACTTTGTGACGAGTACCTGACTACAAACGGTGAAGAACTCAAAGAAACCTTAACACCTAAAGCATTCGTGGAGCTCTTGAAGACTGCAACAACCTTACAACGTATCAGCGTCGGACTTAGTGCCAATGGTGGCGGCTCCAAGGAAGATTCTCAGACAGCTGGACAATCTGCAGAGATCATTATGCGCAGTATTGCAGAGAAAAATACCGTTGTAAACCGTCAAGATACTGGTGAAAATGGTGAAATAACTAAAGGATATGACGATAAACTCGCAGAAATCCTGAGAAGTCCAGAATTAACTAAAATGGCACAAGAAATTATCATTAGAGTGAACAATTAGGCTAAATTAATGCTCCAAGTATATATGAATTGGCGAATCCCTAATCCAGCATACGAAGAAATTCGTAATGCTCGTAGAGTTTTGCCTATCAGAGCAACATCTGCATTAACTAGTGACCTTCCTAAGCCGGATCAAGAAATATCGCGGAAGATTACTCCACACCAATCAACACTGACCCGCTCTAAGCGCTGTAGCAAATGTGGTGAGTCAAAAGCCTTAGGGGAGTTTCCTAAACATGACACATCATCTGACGGATTGGCAGCGTATTGTTCAGGATGCAAAAATGGCCTTGCAAAAGAGAGACGCCTCAAAGACCCAATTGCCAGGATTACCCATTATACAGTTACACGGATCAAGAATGAATGGCCTAAGGAAGAAATTCCGAAGGATATACAGACGAACCTGGAACACTATTTGGGATATCGGCTTTGGGAGCTCAAACGAAAATTAACGGATGAAGTACAAGCAATGTACGGAATTACGCTCGTAGAAAGCTTTAAAAACGATTTCCACTTGGATCATATTCAGCCCCACTCTTCTTTCGACGCAAAGAGCATAGGTGATGGTGAGTTCCAGAAGTGCTGGGCGATTACAAACTTAAGAATGATACCTGCAAGAGAAAACCTACAAAAAGGAGCTAAGTTAGATTATTATGCCTAAAGCCATATTAAGCGAAACTAATCCTACTCACGTAGGATTTTATTGTGAGGGATGTAAGCATATGCATTATGTTAATACAGCTCCGCAACAATCAGGTCCCTTATGGGGCTTTAATGGTGATCTCGAATCTCCTACACTAACACCAAGCGTACTTAATCGTACAGGGCATTATTGTCAAGGACAAAAGCAACCTCCTGATTGTTGGAACTGTAATGATGCAGCAGCTAATGGTTATGAGGGTATGTGCAGTGTATGTCATATCTTTGTAACTGACGGTATGATTGAATATTTAAGTGATTGTACGCATCATATGGCTGGAAAGAAAGTACCTCTAAAAGACCTGAGTGAAATTAAGGACGACTAAATGAATATAGAAACCCAAGTTAATGCTTCAATGGCAGCAGAATTGATGGATCTTAAGAACCATCATCCTGACAAAGATCGCCTTATGAATGGCGTTAACATGGAAGCTATGCAAGTCTTTCTAAGTGCTAATGCATGGAGACTTACTCCTGCAACATTAGCATCTAAGGTATCACAAGGCGATTGGGTTCCAGCTCACCACCTCCTTTACATTAGCGCCAAGATTGCGGCAGCACTTGAAAAAGGAAATGCACGTTTAATCGTATCAATGCCTCCACGTCATGGTAAATCAGAGTTATGCTCTGTATGGTTACCTGTATGGATTCTGGATCGCTGGCCAACTAAGAAAGTTATGGCTCTATCTTATGGTGCTGACTTAGCTGAAGAGTTTGGTCAACGTGTTCGTGATATTATTCAAGCAGACGAGGATCCAGATGAAGGAGCACATATACTTAATCCAAAATGTTACATCCGTAAAGACTCTGCACGTGTTAATAGGTTCCTTACTATTAGTGGCGGTGGTATGCGCTCTGTTGGTCTTGGTGGCGCTGTTTACGGTCGCGGGGCTGATGTACTTCTATTGGATGACTATTACAAGAATCTTGAGGAAGCTTCTTCGGAAACTAAACGTCAGTCGGTTCTTCAGTGGTTTGCTACTGTAGCGATGTCACGTATTCAAAAGAACGGATCTGCTATTATCGTAGCTACTCGTTGGGGTACGGAAGATCTCTCCGCTCAGATGCTTGCTTTAACTGGATCCAAATGGACTGAGATTAACTTACCTGCTTTCGCTAATGAGAATGATGTACTAGGAAGACAGCCTGGTGAAGCCTTATGGCCAGAGTTTTATGATGAAGAACGTCTGAATGAACTTAAACAGACAATGGGTACATTCCTCTTCAGTGCTATCTACCAACAAGCACCTAAGAAGACTGCATCAGAACTATTTAACCGAGATTGGGTTATTAAAGAGAAATACCCACCTCCAAGAGAACTCCTACGTAGATTACGTTCGTGGGATATGGCAGGTACTGAATCTAAAGGTGACTGGACAGCTGGATATGAATTAGCAGTAGATCCTGCTACGAATCATTTCTGGATTCTAGGTCGTAAGAGAGTTCAGTTCTCCCCAGGTAGAGTCGAAGAACTGGTCAAGCAAACGGCTGAGGATGATGGGTATGATACACAGATCCTTATCGAGCAAGAACCTGGATCTTCTGGTAAGACAGTTATCGAGCATTACTTAGGTACTGTACTTAGTGGATATGCTGCACACTCTGTAAGACATACAGGTGATAAGTTTATTCGAGCCCAGCCTTTCTTTGCTGCATGTGAGTTCGGAAGAGTACATATTATAGAGGGCGACTGGAATGAAGCTTTCTTAGACCAATGTACAGAGTTTCCGGAATGTAAGAATGATGATGACGTGGACTCAGTGGCCCAGGGTTATAATCATTTCTTCCAGAAAGTTGCAATGGCAGGTATTTGGGGTCGTAAACAAAAACAACCTGCTAATGATGATCCAAGTATACCTGGATCAAGAATAGTAAATGCAAAGTCAAATAAACTAGTATTAGGAGCCACCTTCGGTAGGAGAAGATAATGTCAAAGAAAACAATAAGCCCATTACGCGCACTCATAGGTGAACTAATGTCACGATCTGCTTTAGGTGCTGCTTTAGGTATGCAATTTGGTGGAGCACGCGACTTATATAAAGTATTCGGGTATACTAAGCAAATAGGATTTAAAGACTACTACGGTAAGTTTCGTCGTCAAGACATTGCTAAACGTATTGTGAATGCTCCTGCGTCTGCAACATGGAGAAATCCACCTATTCTTAAAACATCTGCATCTTATAAAAAGGAATGGGATGCTTTAGTACAAGAACATAAGATCTGGGGCGAGATTGAACGCGTAGATCGTTTAGCTGGCTTAGGTCAATATGCTGTACTTCTTTTAGGTATAGGTGATGGCCGTAAGATGAATCAAATGGTGTCTGGGGCTGCTGGTACCAAATTACTGTATCTACAGCCTTATGCACAACCTAACGCAAAGATTAAGACATTAAACAGTGATCCTACATCTGAACGATTCGGATTACCTGAAATGTATACAATCTGCACTATGAAAGTAGAAGACATTATTGATGCTAGTAGCACTTCCACTGCGGTAAAGACACAAGAGATGGAAGTACATTGGTCTCGTGTAGTACATATTGCAGAAGATTGTTTAGAAAGCAATTATCTAGGTACTCCTCGTTTAGAGAGTGTCTATAACCTATTAGATGACCTTTTAAAGGTAGCTGGGGGTACCGCCGAAACCTACTGGTTAATCGGTAATCGTGGTATGCAATTAGATGTAGATCCAGATATGCAACTCACAGAAGCAGACGCTGAAGCACTCTCGGATGAAGCAGACGAGTATCAACATGGACTTCGTCGTATTATGCGTACTAGAGGCGTTAAGGTTAATGCTTTAGGTTCTGATTCTCCAGATCCTAAAAATACGTTTGATATGATTATCTCCCTGATCTCAGGTGCTACAGGTATTCCTAAAAGAGTTCTTACAGGTTCTGAAGCAGGACAATTAGCTTCTGACCAAGATAGAGCTAACTGGGCAGATCGTATTAAAGAACGCCGTACAACTTTTGCTGAACCTAATGTTTTACTTCCTCTCTTATTGCATTTAATGAAAGCAGGAGTATTACCTAGCACTAAGCTTACTAAGCTGGATTACGAATGGCCACCTAACTTCCAACTTACACCTTTGGAAGAGGCACAATCTATGGCACAGAAAGCTAGAGCAGCGATCAACTTATCTAAGCAATACAATAAAGGTAATCAACCTCTTATGTCATTAGAAGAATGCCGTCTAGCAATTGGATTACCTGAGAAATGTGAAGTAGGAACTATTCCAGCTATGGTAGAGGATATTCCTCCAACTCCAGCAGTACCTACAGATCCTAATGCAACAGATACTACTAAACCTGCAGTAACAGATATTCCGGCAACATAATTCGGCGGAATATCTATTACTCTAGCCCACTTACAGCCGGTGCCCTAATTATTTAGGACACCTTAAGATTTTTGTTGATTTTGCTATTTTAGTCCTATATAATATAAAGAGGTCGAAATTTCTCTTTTTGTAGGTAGATATGTCAAATAGCAGCACCTCTAATAATTATGATTTTACCATCAAACAAGGTGAGACATTTAATAAAGTAATTACCTGGAAAGATAACGCAGGTACTCCTGTTGATTTATCTAATTGGGCTGCTCGTATGCATCTCAAGATTCGTCTAGGAGAAGACGAAACAATCATACTAGCATTGACGACAGAAAACTCTCGTATTACCTTGGGTAGTGATGGTACTGTTGCTTTATTCATAGAAGCCAGTGTTACCTTACAATTAGAAAATGTCTTATATCATTATACCTTAGAATTAGTTAATGGTGATAATGTTAAACGTTTATTGCAAGGTAGAATAGACATAGATCCAGTAGTTACTATGCCTGGAGATTTTTTAGGTGATCTTACACCTCCTACAGGATTACCTCCATTAGCCACATTAGATGGTAGTGAATTACTTGCGGTATTAAAAAACCAAGTTGTCTACTCTGTTCGTGTAGATCAACTACCTGGTCAAGGATTTATTGATCCACATCTTTACGGTGCTAAGGGTGATGCTGTCTCTCTACCTAATGCTACTATTTCCATGGACTACTTAAGTGTTAGTCATGCAAAATACGCCTTTAAAGATAAAGACGTAGGTAAGACTCTATATTGTGCAGGTAGCTGGCAAGATAATGGTAGCTCCAGTACTATTCAGAGTGTTGCCAATGGTATTGCATATCTATCAAGCCCTTTATTACGTAACGGTCAGCGTTATGTTCTTTTTGGAACAGATGACACAGACGCACTTCAAGCTGCCTTTGATGCTGCAGAACGTATTATGATAGATACCCCAGGTAATACTAATGATGGTACTGGTAATGGTATTCCAACATCAGGTGCAGTAGTACTTCGTCAAGGCGGATATATCGTAAAGAATACTCAAGCGCGTTTTGATGCAGGTAAAATTGCAGCACTTATGGTACCTAGACGTGTAGGATTGTATGGACAAGGACAAGGTTCTACTGCCATTTATACTGCCCCTGGTAACGTGGGACATTCAATCGCAAATAAATACGCAAACACCGTGCCTGCAAATACCGCGGCTGATGAAAAAATCACACTTGCTGATTTCTCTCTTTACGGGTTGCGCGATATTCAGGGTGCTCAGTGCTTGAACGGTATTCACCTTGCTTTATCCATGGGTGGTTATTCAATGGTGGATGGTTATTGCCAGATGTACAACATCAACGTCCATGGAGCAAGAGGGCGCGGAATTTATCTTAAGGGGCGTGGGGAAAACTTCTTTACAAATGTGAATGTCAACTTTGCTTGTGATCATGGTTGGTACATGGACACCACGCAAGACAGTCGCTGGGTAAACTGTAACGCAGGTGGAAACTATTACGCAGGTTTCTTTATCTATGATAATGCTGCATCATCTTTCACTAACTGCAAATCATATTATAACGGTTCCAACGGCGGCACAACGCCTGAACTTTGTTGTAACTGGTATATAAGTGATGCAAATCATTCTTACAATAAAGGTACTTGTATGTTTACCGCCTGCGAAGGGCAAGAAAGTCGCGGGTCAAGTATTGTTATTGATGGTGGTTTAAATCAGTTTGTAAACTGCCTTTTCTCTGACCCACGCAGAAATGCAGTTGGTGGAACAAGTCAACCAAGACCAACCATATGTGCCGGTATTCATATGCGTAAGAACGCTTCGAACAACGTCTTTGATGGCGTTTTCGTTCGCGCCTCATTAGGCCTTGATTGGGGAGGGTCTACTGAAAATCATAATGGTGGTGATTACGCTCTTTATATTGAAGACAATTTAAGCGGCAACGCAAAACTTCGCGGGCCGCGCGGAAACAAAGGTCATATCTATACACTTGAACCTTCTGTGTACAACAATTCCAAAATTGGTGGTGTTGGTACAACCAACAAATTGAACTGTGGCCTTTATGTGGATGGTGATCCGTTACCGGGAGCATACCCAACTGCACCAACTATTAACCGTGCGGTAAGCTGGGACAACACAACTGCTGCAATAAACTTTACTCTACCGTCCGACATGGGTGGTAGGGCTGTTCGTCATTATCAGATAGAAACAAAAACTGGCGGTGGTGAATGGGTTGCACAAAAAGGTGCTACTATTGTTACTAATACACTTGCAAAAGTTACTGGACTAGCCCTTGGTACAACTTATCAAATAAGAGTGGCAGGAGTGAACGTTTTTGGCCTTGGTTCATATTCGGCTGAATACACCTATACCCACAATATTATTTATTCTATGAAGCGTCAGCTGTGTTCAAACAATCAGCGCATAACACCTTTCACTAACTCAATAACAGAACTTTACATCAACACAACGCTTCATGCTAAGACGCCTTTTAATGCTAATTGGACAGGGATTCGCGTTCATTTTGATAACTTTGTCGCAAACTGGAACAATGGTTCTGAAATCACAACAGGCATGACAAGCGCAACTATGAAATGTTCCGTTCAGGTTGGCGATACGATTTATCCTTGCACTGGAACGGTTTCCATTGCTGCTGGGGGTCAAGGTTATTTAGATATTCCTAATCTGACTTTGCCAGCAGGAACTGATTTTTACGTGCATACCAAAGCAACCTTACCTGCTGGGACTAAAAACGTTCCGCAAAATACAGTACGTGACATGCCGATGTGGGATACTGGTCGTGTCAACACCAACGATAACTCTATTGACATAACTGTTTCTGGCGTTTCTCAAGGTGCGGTTGTTGGACGTACAGTCGCAGCTGGTGTAATTACTGCACTCTCATTCAATGCAACAACAGGTAAGGGGACACGCTTTACGGCAACAGCCCCTGATGTTTATGCTTATGAGAAACAGGCGGGTGGCGTCATAGCCTTTAAGAAAATTGGTACAGCAACTACAGACGGTGCAGGAGGTGTTGCTTCAGTTACTCTGGTTGACGGAACTCCCCCAACAGGCGTTACATGGGTAGCACCTTCCATAGTTGTAACTAACGGCTCACTCTATCCAGACAATGGTAACTCTTTGGGTTGGGCACCAAACATTATCACGGGTATTCCTGACGTCCCTGTCCGTACAGTGATGCTGTTGGGTGACACAATCATGAAGGGTGAACTTGTCAATACCACAGACGAACACGGTAACAATGGTCTTTATGAAGTTGGTATAGCAAGTCGTGTTGGACTTGGAAACGCTGGTATTGGTGGAGGGATTGGGGCATACCGTTTTACAACGTCTACAATGACTAGAACAATGGGTTGTTACGCACCTTATTGTACTGACGCGATTGTGGACTTGGGGTATGGTGATTTCATTAACTCCAGAACAGCTGCCTCAACGGTTACAAATCTTCAAGCTATTAGAACTTCACTTGTGGCATTAGGGTTGAAGGTGAACTTTGCAACCATGCTGACACAAACAAGCTCAACTGACGGATATGTGACTGAGGGCAATCAAACTACAGGCTCAAACGGTCTGGGTGTAAACATTTCAACATTTACAGATACAGTTGTTGGTTCTATTCTTGATAACACCATCATATCCGATAATAATGTTATCAATGCTCGTGCTTTATTGTTGACAGGAAACGTCTTTAAACCTGGAACGACAAATGATGGTAACAGACCAAATGACGTTATTGGGGCAATCATGTTGAATGGTATCTCACGTGCTGGTATTGATGCTGCTTTCAAAGCATGTTTTAATTACCTTGTAAATTAGGAAACAAAATGACTATCGAAATTATTGAAGATGGTACTACGGTAGAAATCCTTGAAGAAGGATCTTCTATTACTATTGAGGTAACAGAAGAGAGCATCGAAATCTCTGATGTAGGTCCTCAAGGACCTCCAGGTTCTCAAGGCCTCTTAGGTCCTATCGGTCCTCAGGGACCTATAGGTTTGACTGGAGCAACAGGTGCTACAGGTGCTACGGGATCCCAAGGCCCCGCAGGCCCTCAAGGTATTCAGGGTATCCAAGGAGTTAAAGGCGACACAGGAGATGTTGGACCTCAGGGTACGCAAGGACCTCAGGGTATTCCAGGAGAAGATGGTACAGACGGCCTTAATGGTATAGATGGGGCTGACGGACTTAATGGATGGTCGCCTGCTGTTGCAATTACTAATGATGGAGCGCGGAGGGTCTTACAAGTTGTTGATTGGATCGGCGGCACTGGCACGAAGCCAGCAACGGGATATATCGGCGCGACTGGTATCGTTGCTTTGATTGCTGATGCAGTTGATATTCGTGGTCCTGCCGGTGTTGATGGTATAAATGGCACGAATGGCACAAACGGCCAAGGCGTACCAACAGGTGGTTCAACTGCTCAAATCTTAATGAAGAATAGCAGTACAGATTTTGACACGGTTTGGTCGGACACAAAATCAACAGCTTTAACCGCCGCCGCATTCATCCCGTCCGGTTCGACTGTACCGACAAATGGGTTCTATCTTTCTGCAGCGAACACTCTGGCATGGGCCACAAATAGCGGCAACAAAATGACTATGGGTGCAACGGGTGATATTATCCTTGGCACAACATCAATGGCATCGTCAATTACAGTCAACACAAATTTAAATGGTGGATTATCTCTTAATTCATCAAGTGCAAGCGGCCCTGCATTTAATCTTAATCAAACCACAAATACATGGTGGCAATTTTTCAGTAATGGCGGCTCTTTCGGTGTTTGGAATAATACTTTAGGTATTACAACTTTTGCTATTTCTGGTGGGACAGCAGGAACTGTATCAACAGTATCAGGGGGAAGAATCGGTTTTTCATCTTCTGCAAGCAATGCACGAGGTGGAATGGATACTGCCATATCGCGTGTTTCCGCGGGGGTTTTCGCCTTTGGAAATGGTATAACGGCCGGAGATACAACAGCGGAATTAAGAGCTGGGAACTTCAAAGCCATGCAGGCGGGTAAAGGCTTCTTTATCAAGGAAGGAACTAATGCTAAGATGGGACAAGCGACTCTTGTCGGCGGCACGATTTTAGTTAATAACACTTCGGTAAATGTGAACAGCCGAATTGAATTAACTAGGGTTACGCCCGGAGGTACTCAAGGTCATTTATCTTATTCAAAGGTTGATGGTGTTAGTTTCACCATAAATTCAACAGAGGCATCGGAAACAAGTTTAATAAATTGGGTTATATGGGAGGCCGCATAATGGCAATCAAGAAAGCAATTAAAAGTGATTACGGCGTATACGCAACATACTGGAATGTCGCATTCTTACAGAACAATTTTATTGATAAGGTTCTGTATGTAAAATTGTTTGGATATTCAGATGCGGCTGTGCGACAAGATTCTGCTACTCCTTTGATGGTCATCGAAATGACTTGGCGCGAAGAAAATTATCCTGGGGATATAAATCGCCAAGAGTTGTATGCTCTGATTAAATTAATGTCCGAATTTACAGGGGCAGAAGATATTTAAAATTATTTTTAATTATTCCTAAGATTCTTGTTGATTTTTAAATAATGGTCCTATATAATTAATATAGGTCAGTTATTTAAGAGAGCAACATGATTGAGAAAACAGTAGCCACACGTACGATGAATCTTATGAATTGTTCAACTAACTTGGACAATGTACGCAGAGAAAACTTTCAAGGTGTTGAACATCTTGTAGTACCTATTATTGCGTTAGTAGAAGGTGTAATTCATTCAGGAAACGCTCCTTATCCAGAATTAGCACTTTCAGAAGAATTCGGTCGTATTCCAGTTAGCTGGAACGGCCGTCCAGTTACTCTTAATCACCCTATGCGTGATGGTTTAAATGTTAGTGCATCTGAATCTCCTACAGTCTTTGAAGAAGAGGCTCTAGGATTTCTTTTTAATACCACCTTAGATGGTACTAAATTAAAAACAGAAGCCTGGATTAATTTAGAAACAGTAGCTAATGCATCTCAAGAAGTTAAAGACACTATTGCAAGATTTGAAAATCCTGCTGCTAATGACGTAGTAGAAGTATCTACAGGATTATTTGTCAATTCAGAAGCCTCTAGAGGCAGATTCAATAATGAACAATTTCAAGGCATTTGGCGAGATATCGTTCCTGATCATCTTGCTATTTTGCCTTTAGGTGTTATAGGCGCTTGTAGCGTCGCAGATGGCTGTGGAGGTCCTAGAATGAATGCACTCAAAGTTAATTGCGCCTGCCAAGAAAAACTAAACGACGTAAAAATCGAACCTACTACACCAGCACCCATTACAAATAAATTAGTGCTAGATCCGGAAAATGAATCTTTAGAGCGGAATCGCTTTTTGCGAGGGCTCAAAGAGAAATTTGCTGGACTATTTTTTACAGCGAATGCTGGTATGGAATTATCAGACAGAGATACACGTACAGCCATTGCTTCAGCATTAGCTGCTGAGAACGATGAAAAATGGTATGACATCGTAGCAGTATTCAAAAAAGAATTTATCTATTCGTCTTCCTGGGACGGCTCTCTCGACCAGCGAAGCTATAAAATCTCAACCGATGGCACGGTCGCCCTCGGCAGTGAGACGGTGAGGGTTCGTCCCGAAACCACATTTGTTCCCGTAACGTTCAAGGAGGACTCAAGGATGAACAAGAAAGCCCTGATCGACGGTCTCATCGCCAACTCAGCTACCCAGTTTGAGGAAAGTGACCGAGCAACCCTCGAAACAATGTCAGAAGAAGTTCTGGCGAAATTAGCACCGAAGGAAACTCCGGCTGTTAATAAAGAAGTACCAGCAGTAGTTGCTGAACCTGTAGCAGCACCTGCTGTAAACAAGGCTCCAGCTACACCAGAAGAATTCCTCGCGGCAGCTCCAAAAGAGATCCAAGCGGTATTGAATTCTGGCCTGGCAATGCATCGTGAACGTAAAGACTCTTTGGTAAAAGGTCTTATGGCTAATAGCCGTAATACTTTCAAAGAAGATGCTCTTCGTGCAATGGAAATGTCAACTCTTGAAGGTCTTGCTAAATTGGCAGATGTTCCAAGTTTTGATGGTCGTCAAGGAGCTACATTCTCTACGAATGATTCCAATGCGGTTCCTGAAGCACCTAAATTGTTCCCAACAAAACAATAAGGAGAATGGATTATGGCAATTAAAACTATTACTGTAAAAGGTCGCGGTATCGGTAAAGAAGCACTTGCACAAGGTGCTATCACTCCTGGTATGCTTCTGGTAATGAACTCCGCAGGTCGTGTGTTAGCACACAACGTTGCAGGAGGCGCAGGTGCACCTAACTTCGCACGTGAGAATGAGCTCGCAGGTAAAGGTATTGATGTTGCATACGCAACTGACGATACTGTTATGTACGAAACTCTCTTCTCCGGGTGTGAAGTTAATGCATTGGTTGCAGCTAACGCCGCAGCTATCGCAGTTGGTGATGAACTTGTATCAAATGGTGCCGGTGGTTTGCGTAAGCGTACTACTACTCCTGATGCCGGAGCTTCCCCAAACCAAGCAACTATCAACGCCGCCGTCGCTGCTGCTCAACAAGTTACCATTGCACGTTCTTTGGTAGCCTTGGATAACAGCGCCGTAGGTACAGCAGCTCGTATTCTCGTGGAGATTGTATAATGATTAAAGAAACAGCACTAGTCGATAATTCTAACTCCCTGTTTAAATCTTCGGGTTCAGCAGGCGTTAAATTACTTAACAACAACTTTGATCATAACGTTCTTCGTACGAACGATGTTTTGATGAAAGATGAATGGTTGAAATTGGATCAAACCGTTATTGAAGTTGCTCGTCAACGTCTTATCGGTGTTAATGATTTGATGAGCCGTGGTCTTACATATCCTATTGCAAATGCTCTTGGCGTTACACGCGTTGAATGGCAGACACAGTCTGATATGGATCCTGCGGAAATCTCTATGTCAGGTGTTACAGAAGGTCGTGGAGATCGTCTGGAATATGCATTGACTGGAGTTCCTCTTCCGATCGTCCATAAAGACTTCACTATCAATATCCGTGCTTTGCAAGCATCACGTAACGGTGGTAATCCTATGGATACTACTCAAGCGCGTATTGCTTCCAAGCTGGTATCTGAGAAACTGGAATCTATTCTGTTCAATGGCGCATCAAGCATTAAAATGCAAGGTTCGACAATTTACGGATACAAAACATTCCCTAATCGTAACACCGGTTCTTTGACCGCGGGTGCATGGGATGCTACTCCAGTGGGTGACTCTATTGTTGCTGACGTATTGGCAATGGTACAAAAAGCTTACGATGACCATATGTATGGTCCGTTTGTACTTTACGTACCTTTGAACATCATGACCTATATGGGTAATGACTTCAAAGCCAACAGTGACAAATCTATTATCCAACGTGTTAAAGAAATTGAAGGTATTGCAGATGTACGTCCATCTGAAAACCTTACAGCTGAAGCATTGTTGGTACAGATGTCCTCAGATGTTGTTGATATGGTTGATGGTATTCAACCTACTGTATTGTCATGGGAATCCCATGGTGGTATGGTTCTGAACTACAAAGTAATGGCCATTATGGTTCCACGCTTTAAGTCAGACTATTCAACACAATGTGGTATTGTTCACTATACCTAATAGCATTTAAAGGAGACATAAATGACTACAGCAACACCAGCTGCTCCAGCAGCTACTACACCAGCGAAAGCAGCTCCGGCTGCAACAGCTGCACCTACAGCAAAACCAGCTGCTCCTAAAAGAACTCCTTACCGCCTAATCGGTGGTAAGACTTTCTTGAGGGATGCAGAAGGTAATGAAGTAAAATATGTCAACGGCGATAAAGTACTACTTACTGCAGCGGAAGCAGCAGGACGTAAAGGCCAAATCGAACCATGGACTGAAGTAGTAACAGAAGCAGACGAGTAATAACATGATAAGAGTCACTGACAACGAGGTTAAGAAGATCATAGATACGAATAGAGATACGTCTATTTTTATCGATCAGGCACACCTCGTTGTCAATGAGGAACTATTAAGTAAAGGTTTATCCGAGGATAGACTAAGATCAATTGAATTATATCTTGCAGCACATTTCACAGCCCTCACAGAAGAACGTGGTGGGCTAACAAAATTTAAAGTGGGCGATGCTACTGAAGAGTATATGTTAGTTAAGGGTTCTGGATTTGCTGGAACAAGATATGGTCAAATGGCTATGGACATGGATACATCAGGTACATTAACCACTATTACAAACAACGCCAAGAGAGCTGAATTTAGGGTAGTATAATGAAACAGATATTAGCAGCATTAGTACTTCTTTCAACCGCTTTAATTAGCGGTAATGCTTTAGCTGCACAAACTACCCGTACCGCTATTCAAACTGCAATCACAACTGATCTTGCAAGCGGAAGTAATATTACCGCAACTGAATTACGTACAATATTAACTAACGTAGCCGACAGCTGCTATGTTTTTAATACTGACACATTAAGTGTAGCTGAAGGTGGTACTAATTTAACTTCCTATACTTCAGGTGATTTTCTATATGCTACAGGTTCTACTACTTTAGCTAAACGTACAATAGGTACTACAGGGCAAGTATTAACAGTAGTAGGCGGAGTTCCTACATGGACAACTAGCATTACTCAACCTATCAGAGTAGTTACAGCATCTGGAGCCATTACGGTCGCATTAACGGATCGTACAGTAGTAGTTAATAAAACAACCGGAGCTGCCTCAGCAGTAAGTTTGCCTGCAAGTGTATTAGCTGGACAAACATTTATTATTAAAGACGGTAAAGCTGATGCAAATACAAACAATATTACTATTACACCTAACTCGGGTACTATAGATGGATCGGCTACTTATGTTATTAATACTGCTAAAGGAGTAGTAAGATTACAATTTGATGGCACTAATTATTGGAGCTGGTAATGACTGTAAGAAATTGTTCTCCTGCTAGATATTTTCCTCAAGAGATTACGTGGTGGGCTAGGAATGCTACAGATAAGTTCGGACAATATACTTATAGTGCTCCAGTAGTAATTAAAGGGCGTTGGGAAGAAAAGAATGAACTATTTAGAAATCGTGCAGGTGATGAAGAAGTAAGTGCAGCAGTAGTTTATGTTGATAGGAATATTGAAGTAGGTGACTACTTAATGTTAGGCGTAAGTAAATCTATGAACGTAACCTTAGTAGATGCACAGGAAGTTAAAAAATTTATGAGTACACCCGATATTAGAACTTTAAGCAATGTACGTAAGGCGATATTATAATGTCAACACAGTTTCGCGCAAAAGTAGGTACACAAAGGATCTCTAGTTCATTAGATCCTTCGCAAGCCTCTTATACACGAAGCATACGTACACAAATGCAAGCAATTGAAAAAGAAGTTAATCGTTTATGCAATGTTTTTGAAGCAGTAACACCTGAAGTCCTTATGGATGTATTAACACCTACTTTTGCTAAGGCTTTATTATATACACCATTGCTTACAGGAGCTTTACGCGGTAGTGGGTACTTAGTAACAAGCATAAGCGGAAACAAAGTTAAAGCGGAAATTGGTTTTGGTAAAGGTGGATATCCATTTTATGCAGCTTACGTACATGAAATGACAGATATAAAACACACAGCACCTACTAGGGCTAAATTTCTGGAATCTGCTGTTATGGAAGACATGGGACAGATTGGCCCAAGACTTAGAAAAGCATTTAAGAACAGAGTAGGATTTAAGTAATGTTAGATCTACTTACAGGAATACAAGAACTATTAGTTACAAAGGAAGTAGGAGTACTACCACCAATAACGGATCCAAATGCTTATGGAATTTTTGTCGGAAAAGCACCAGCAACTCCTTCAGGCTCCATTTCCGTCCGAAGAACCACTGGACTGGATTCCAATCCAAAATATTTATTAGACTATCCCTCAATCCAAATCATGGTAAGAGGAAGGCCTAATGAATATGAGACTGCAAGTATAAAAGCGCAGTTGATCAAAGATACTTTGTTAGGACTACCAAGTCAAACGATAAAGGATATAAGATGGGTATTGATTAATATGATAGGTGATATAAATGACTTAGGTACAGATGATAATGATTGTCCACTTATGTCGCTCAACTTTCAATTTATTATAGAACCACCTGAATCCGTAGATAGCAACAGAATACCACTTTAAACATAGGAGATTACAATGTCAAAATCAGTAGCAGTATCCGACGACGCCGGATCTACATATTCTACACTTCCAGGTAATGCTGGGGAATTAAATAACGAAGCAGGTACCATGGATGATACCATCTTTGGTCAAACGTTTCAATCAAACGAATCCGGTCTTATTAACTGGGGCGTAAATGCACAAGCTTTCTATAAAGGCTTTGCAGGGTATCAAGCTAAATTGAAAAAGCAAGGTACGTCAACAACTATGACTACTGAAGCTATGACACTAGTAGCAGGTAAAACTTACAAGATTACCGCAGCTACAAAGAACATCTGGGATCCTGCAGGTGTCTTTACTGTATTTGATGGTGGTGTAGATCATACTGCAGATGTTCTAAGTATTAATTACTTGTTTGGACAAGTTACTTTTAAAGCTGCTTATACTCCTACAGGTGCAATCACTGTAACAGGTAAATACTTCACTACCGTAGCTTTAGGTAATGCTCAAGCATTTACTTTGACACAGACTGCAGAAGCCGTTGATAACTCTGCCTTTGATACTGTACAAGCAAACGGTGGTTATAGAATCTTTACTTCAGGTCTACGTACTGTAGGCTTAGAGCTTTCAGGTTTCTATAATATCACCGCAGCTTATCGTGCAGCACTGCAATCACGTAGTACTATTATTATCGAGATTGATCCTGCAGGTACTGGTGCTTCTGTTGCTAGAGGATTCTTTAAACCTGTAACAGATAACCAAAACGGAGATGTTGGAGCATTGGAAGAAGAAACTATTAGCTTCGTACTTCAAGTACCTTCTACAGATTATTTACCATTCTCATGGGATCATACATCAGGTACTACGTTGCATGCTTCCATTAAGAAAGTAATTACTGCCTGGTTAACTCAAGTACCTATTATGGTTAAATACCTTTATGATGGTACTAATGGTGTTTCAGGTAACGCAATTGTTACTAATATGTCGTTATCCAGTGGCCTGGATAAGATGAACGAATTTGCACTTGAGTTCCAAGGAACTGGAGTACAAACCACGGTAGGTACGGGTTAATAGTATCTACTAAATTCAACCTGTCAACAAAGCTGAGGTATTACAAATGACAGACCAAAACAAAGAAACTACCAGAGACGCTCTCCGTGCTAGCATTTTTAGCTCGGAGAATTCTCGTTATAAACGTACTCCACTTAATTTTAAAGGAACAGATCTTGAAATTAAGCAACCTACACTTACACAAGTGGCTGAAATGTGGACTAAGGAAACTAGCACTGAGCGTGCGCTTTACCTTCTAATTAATCTTGCCTATATTCCGGGTACAGATATCCTAGTCTTCGAAGAAGGAGATATTGCTGACATTATTGCAATGCCTTATGGACCAGAGTTTACTCGGATTAATGAAATCCTTGCAGATTTCCTTAATGGCAATGCGAAGGAAGCAGAAAAAAACTCCGAAGCAACTCCTACTTCTACAACATCCACGCAGTAGCTGAGTTGCTAGGTAAATTTGTACATGAGGTTATGGCTGAGTGTACAATGACGGATATCGATAATTGGGCGGCGTATGATAAGATCAAGACTGAACGAATCAAACGCAATTCCAAAAAGAATAAGAGATAAACTTAACCCGAAGGGCACATTATGGCACAAATAAATGTTGGTGATGTAACCTTTGGGTTAGGAGCTGATATACGAGGTCTTGATAAGGCACGTACTGCTATGCAAGCTTTCGGTAAAGAAACCGATCGTATTGCAAGACTACAAGCTCAAGGAGCTGAAGTATCTGTTGCTGCATATGCGAAGCAAGAAGCTGCTATGCGTAAGGCATTAAATACTACTGTTCTGCTGCAAAATCAATTGCGTCAATCAGGCGGATCTGCTGCTATGATTGGCCAGACAACCAATTCTTTAAATGCACTTACAAAAGCATTAGGTTCAGGCGAACTTAATGCCTCTCAGTATTCTCGTGCAATGGATCGTTTTAAAGTTTCCACAGATAAGGTAAAATCTACTTTAAAAACCCTAGAAGGTACACATTCACAAGCTACCACTACAGGTAATCGTTTTAGTACTATGTTAAAGGATTTACAATCAGCGTCCGTTTTAGCTGTCGGCCCACTAAGCGGCGTAGGGACGCGTATCAGTGCCTTTAGCGCTATTACTAGCCGCTCCACTTTAGCGCTTGGCGGCTTTGTATTAGGGGTTACTGCAGTAGGTGTTGCATTATTTAAAATGTCTTCGGCAGCTATTAAGACAGAACTTGAAATTCAACGTATTAATTCAGCTTTATATGCTTCTGCTGGAACTACTACGGCCACTGCTAATGAATTCAATTATGTCGTAGGCGTATCTAAGAAACTGGGTCTCGAACTTAGTTCTACTGCACAAGCTTATTCACAGTTTACTGCTTCTGTTAAAGGTACTAATATTGAGGGTGCTGAAGCCAAAAAGATTTTTGAAGGTACTGCTACTGCAGCTTCCGCTTTAAAATTGTCTGCAGCAGATACTGAAGGCGTCTTCCGTGCATTAACACAGATGATGTCTAAAGGTACAGTACAGGCTGAAGAACTTCGTGGACAGTTAGGTGATCGTATTCCTGGAGCATTTAGAGATGCTGCAGCTGCAATGGGTGTATCTGAACAGAAGCTCGGACAACTTATGAAGAAGGGAGAAGTTCTCTCAGAAGATTTGCTACCTAAGCTGGCTGAAAGATGGAAAGCTGTTTACGGAGATGCTGCGGCTAAGTCAGCTGACGGGTTGCAAGCAGCTATGAATAATGCAGCAACAGCACAAACATTATTTAACGTAGCTTTTAATGAAACCTTCGGAATTTCTGAAGCTGTAACTAAGAGCTTAAAAGCCTATGCTAGTGTATTAGATTACCTTACAGGTAAGATGAATACCAGCGAAGCAGCTGTTATGAAATTTGGAGAGCAAGTATCTAAAGATACTGCCACTTTCTTAGATGACCAAAAGAAAGTAATTACTGCTTCACGTGATCGTGTAGAAGGATATATTGCTGACGTTGCTGATATGAAATATCAGTCTACTATGCTGACTAATAAACTGAAAGATGATCTTGCAACACAAATTGAAATGCAAAAAGAGCTGTCTTCAGGATTTACAGGTAAATTAGCTCAGTGGGGTGGTGGTACTGATAAACGTGATGCAGAAATTAAAGCAACACAAGAAAAAATTGCACAACAAGAAGCATTAGTAGCTAAGGCAAAAGAACAATTAGATCTATTGAATAAGCTTAAGACTAAAACAAATGAAAAAGGTGCCACTGGAACTAAACCTACAGCTAATGATAATACGGGTTCACCGAAGTTGGATAAACTTACGGAGATTAATGATGCTTTGAAAGTAACCCAAGAACGCACTGCAGCTATTAATGCAATGCCAGATTATTGGTTACAAGGTTCTGATTCTTTGAGACTGTTCAATAAGCAACTTGAACGCGGTAAACAATTAGAGGCTTTCAAAGATAAACTTATTCTAGCAGGCGTATCTCAGGATGTCTTTAACCAGAAAGTTAAAGCATTTAATGAAACTATGGCAGCTAATGATGTAGCAGAGCTTCGGCTGAAAAAGATTGAAGATCGTGCCAAAGCCTTAGATGAAATCGGAGGTACAGCATTAGATCATTTTGGTGGATTCCTAGAAGACTTAAATGATGAGACTAAATCCTTTGGAGATGCTTGGAGTAGTATGGTTGATGGTATTATTAAAGACCTTCAACGTTGGGCTATTCAGCAATCAGTTATTCAACCGTTGAAAGATCTTATTGGAGGATCTTCAGGTACTGGAGCTGACGGAATTTTTGGAAGCGTACTTGGGGCGGTAGCTGGAGCATTTGGTTCTTCTTTCGGATCCAGTAGCAGTAGCTATGGTGGCGTATTCCAAGCAGCTAATGCTAACGTTAATCCACAATTAACTTCGACATTGGACTCTTTATATAATAGTTCAGTAATACTTCCTGGACGCGCAAGAGGTGGTAATGTTAATGCAGGTAAACCATATATGGTAGGAGAAAACGGTCCAGAGCCATTTATTCCTAACTCTTCAGGTAAAATACTTCCTACAGACTTTATGTCAGGTACACAAGTTAATATTACCATTAACAACAATAACGGTTCTAAAGTTACGCAGTCACAAGATAGTAGCGGACGTAATATAGAAATCAGCATTGATGAAATGGTAGCAAAACAAATTAGCACTGTAGGTACACGCTCTAATAAAGCTGTACGTACAAGTGGCAATAGAATAGCAGGTAGATAATGGCAATATCAGGAATATATTGGGTTAATACTTTACCACAACAACCTCTAATTGATGGATATACTGAAGAGGCAGCTGGTAAGAAAATCCGCACTACAATGGATGCGGCAGTAGCAAAACAACGGAATCGCTACTCCACTACAACTATCCCATTTACATGCGTATTTTTGTTTACTATGGACGAATATATTGTCTTCAAAAATTTCTTTAACGTCACCTTAGTTAATGGATCTTTAGAGTTCAATATGCAGGTAGTAGGAGACCCAACAACTACACAGGTAGTGAGATTTACGGAAAGAAATTATAGTCCTGAATTTTTAGGACTACACGTAAGAGTAACATGTAATTTGGAAGTAATGCCATGAGTGATTTTAGTGCCTTAGATTTTGAGGATGAAGATTTCAATACCTCTACTATTTCATCAGATATGTCTGCAGCAATGCATGCAAGATCTACTGAAGAGGTATTTTTAATTTTAGTAACTATTACACATCCTAATCTGGCACAACCAATATACATAGTCAACGATACTAAGGATGAATTATCTACAGGGCAAAGAGGTGTAATATCTAACGGACATGAATTTGTATATTTGCCGTTTGAATTTATTCTTCCTACCTTAGAAAGAGATTCTATTCCCAAGTCTAGGATTAGTATGGATAATACCAGTAGGGAGATTGTAGCAACAGTATTATCTATTAGTGATCCACCTGATGTACAAATACAAATTGCACTATCTTCTAATCCAGACTTAATTGAATATGACATACAAGGTTTTAAATTAGCATCGGTAACATATGATGCATTAACAATTGAAGGAGACTTAACTTTTGAACAGTTCTTTAGCGAACCATATCCAAGCGTAAGATTTACCCCTTCACGTTTTCCAGGTTTATTTAGAGGACGTTCAAGTCAAGTAGGAGCATAATGGTTTGGTCTAATAAATATATAGAGATTCCTTTCGTAGATCATGGACGTGATTGGACTGGGTGTGACTGTTATGGATTAGGCAGGTTAGCTTTAAAAGAAGAATGCGGAATTGAATTACCAAGCTTATTAGACGTGTATAAGAACATTAAAGATGTAGATACCTTAACTGCAAGAATTAATGAAGTATCTGCACAAGAGGAAGTTTGGATACCAATACCAAAAGGACAAGAAAAAGAATTTGATATAATAGTATTGCGTATTTTAGGCTTACCTATTCATATGGGTATAGTAACTACTAAAGGAAATATGCTACATATTATTGACGGCAGTAACGCACAGGAAGTACCATATACTAAAGGCGAGTGGGCTAATCCACATAAGTTAATAGGCTTTTATAGGCACAAGGAATTATGCAAGACTTAGTACAATATAAAGATACATCTCTATTGGTACCCGCTCGTTTAGCTACTGAGCCGGGTATTAACGTATCTGCTTGTGCTTATCCTTTTACTGCAGGCATGTCTTCTTATGTAGTTGCTGAAGGCTATAATATCGCGGAAATACTGAACACCATCACCACGCACCCATTTATGCAGTTGCAAGCTCACGTGTACATTAATGAGACATATGTACCTAGAGCATATTGGGAACGCGTATATCCTAAAACAGGATCAAGCTTAACGGTCAAAATCATTCCTGGTAAGGGAAAGAAAAATCCATTAGCTACCATTCTTATGGTTGCAGTTATCGCTGCGGGCGCTTGGGCAGGTGCTCTTATTGCTAACGGAGCACTTGCCGGATCTTTGGGTGCAGGCTTTGCTGCAGGTACTACTGGTGCTACTATTGCTGGAGCATTTGCTTCTGCAGTTGTTAATGCTGTAGGATCGTTGCTTGTAAATGCTTTAGCGCCTCCTGCAAAACAACGTACATCTGGAGGAGGTACTGATGCAGCAGACTCTCCGACATTATTTATTGAAGGTGCTAGAAACTCACCCGATTATTACGGTGTAGTACCTGTTATCTTTGGACGTCACTTAGTTGTACCTAAATTAGCCTCTAATAATTATACCGAAACAGTTGGTAACAACCAATATGTAAGGCAATTATTTTGTTTAGGTTTAGGTAAGTACAATGTATACAATCCAGCTATTGGTGCAACTGCTTTATCACAATTCACTGACGTACAAATTAATCAATATACTGATGGTGAAGGTGCTGATGCAGACTTACAAATATACCCTGAGTCTATTTTTCAGGAGAACTTTCAAGTACAATTGACAGATGCTGCCGGATGGATTACGCGTACAACACAACCTGCATGTGATGAATTTATTTTTGATATTTCCTATCCTAGAGGTATTGTAAAATATAACGATCAAGGTAAAAAGACAGCTATTAACGTACAAGTAGAGATGCAATATGCACCTACTGGTACTGGAACTTGGTCTGCATCAACATTTTATACCCTTAATAATGCTACTACTTCTGCAGTATTAAATTCTCCTAAAATTACTGCCGGCGGTGGACAGTATGATGTACGTGTACGTAAAGTAGTTTTATATACTCCTAGTGATAGTCTTTTGGATGATACTTGGTGGGTAGGTATTAAAACCATTACACACGAAAATCCTGTTGCTATGAAAGGTGTTTCTTTAGCTGAAATGCGTATTAAGGCTACTGACCAATTAAACGGAGCTGTAGACCAATTTCAGGAAGAACTCTTTTCTGTATTACCAGATTATGACGTTACTACTAATACCTGGATTGAACGTGAAACACGTAACCCAGCATCATTCTTTAGATATGTCTGCCTTAATTCCGCTTTATTCGAAGACGGTAGTGGTAATCCTTTGGTTGATGCACCTAATGCACGCCCATTAACTATTGCACGTATGATTGATGATGATCTAAAGGATTTTCATGATCATTGCCGTATCAACGGTTTTGAATATAACGCCGTAATTGACTTCGAAGCTTCTGTACAAGATATGTTAGCTGAGATTGCAGCAGCAGGACGTGCAGCACCTACATTGGTAGACGGTAAATGGACAGTAGTTATTGATAGACTGCAAACTGTTATAGCGCAGCATTTTACTCCAGCTAATACCTGGGGTTATTCTGCTACCAAAGTATTTCCAGAAATTCCTCATGCATTCCGTATTCAGTTTCTCAACGAAGAAGCCGGATTCTTGCAGGATGAAATGTTGGTATATGCTGATGGATACAATAAGACTAATGCACGTAAAATTGAAGGCTTGCAACTTCCAGGTATTACAAAGCCTAGCTTAATTTACAGACATGCAAGAGAGCATATGGCTGTAATTAAACTGCGCCCTATTGAACATAGCTTTTACTGTGACGTAGAACACTTAGTTGCAACTCGTGGACGCTTAATTAAATTTGCACATGATGTACCTTTAATTGGTGTAGGTCAAGGATATATTACAGGAGTTACTACTGATGGTGGTAGCCCTGCTAATATTATTTCCATTCAATTGGATCGTCCTATGGAAATGCAACCAGGTAAATCTTACAGCGTACGCGTAAGAGATGCCGAGACACGTAAAAGCACTTATAAGGCGGTTACAACAGTTGTCGGAAATAACAACACCACACTTACCTTCACTACCCCATTTCCACGCACAGAAGGTATGTATATAGATGACTTGTTCATGTTTGGAGAAACAGGAAGAGAAAGTATTGATCTGATCGTCAAAGATATTTATCCTGATAATGATTTCGTAGCTAAAATTGTCTGCGTAGATGCTTCGCCTGCAATTTTTTCTGCTGGTACTGGGACTATTCCATCTTTTGATTCTGTTGTTACATTACCTGCAATCTTACAACGTACATTAGCTCCGGTAATTAAGCAAATTCAAACTGGTGCAGAAGTACAAGTATATAATACAGATGGATCTATTTCCACTCGTATGGTTATTACATTAGAAAATCCTAACGGATTTGATGTAGTACCATCGATCAAAATAAGACAGTCAGGTACAGATACTTATGAAGATGCTAATACATTGGCACTTAGTTCTGAACGCATTATTATTGATGGATTAGATCAAGACGTACTTTATGATATCCAGATCCTTTATAGAAAAGCCGGTTCAGGTGTAATTACCTCTACCGTACATTCACCTATAACTGAACGTACATTTATTCGCTTTGAAGGTATTAGTGATAATCCACCTAGTGTAACGAACTTTAAGATTCAACTGGTTAACACCTTAGCATTACTTACATGGGATGCTATGCGTCTTATTGACTTTGCATATTACGAAATTCGTTATAGTCCTAATCTTGTAGGCGCTACTTGGGCTTCTGCACAAGTAATTAAAACAGGATTGACTAATAATGAAACTACCTTAGCAGCTGCTTCTGGTACTTTCATGATTAAGGCAGTTGATACAGGTAATAGATATTCTAACGACGAAACTACTGCAAGCTTGTCAGTGGTTATTGAAGGTACTAATGCTGTAGAAACTGTCACAGAAGATCCAGGCTTTACAGGTACACATACTAATACTATAGTTGCTTCAGGTAATCTAGAATTAGATGTACTTACCTTAGGTGAAGGTTTATACGAATTTGATAACATCATTGACTTATCTGAAATATATCCTTGTACATTAATTCCACATATTATTGCTACAGGACGTAATATTGGCAATACAATGGATCAATGGCCTGTATTATCTTTATTAGATTCCTTAGCAGGATCTACTCCAGCTTCATGGTATGTAGTATTAGAAGAGTCGCATACTGATGATGATCCTTCTGGTACACCTACATGGTCTCCATGGGCAGGGATAAATTTGGGTAATTATATTTTCCGTGCAATTAAGTTCCGCCTTAAGTTGTTTGGTAATGGTATTAACGTAACCCCTTCCATTGAAGAACTTGGTGTATTGATAGATATGCCAGATAGGGTAGAAAAATTACTTAACCATGAAATAACTGCAGGCGGTGTTACAGTTACATATACGCCAGCATACAAAGCAACTCCGGTAATGACTTATTCTTTAACGAATGGTGTTGATGGAGACAAAGTCGAAGTAACTAGCGAAACGGTTAATGGGTTTAATATTAAAGTTACTAATGCAGGTTTAGATGTTACACGACATGCAAATATTCATATTATAGGTTACGGAAGGGTACAATAATGTCACAGTTTAGTTTTGGAAATATCAACGAGGCTACTACCGATGGATTTGGTTTAGCTACTATGTTGGAAAACTTTGAAGCTGCAGTCAATAGCGCACACGCAGGCGCTACAGCTCCTTCATACAAAATTACAGGTACTACATGGAGAGATACATCTGTAACACCTCACCTGATTAAGCAATATGACGGTGCTAACTGGCTTGTTATAGGTAGTTTAAATACTACTACCCATGAATATGCTTTATACCATAAAGGAGCTGTCTTAACAGGTAATGCTACAGCTACTACAGGTGATGGATTAGAAATTAGTTCTAATGCTCTACGTGTTAAATTAGATGGAACTACTATCATAAGATCCGCAGCAGGTATTAAAGTAGATACCACACAGTTTGCTACCGCTGCACAAGGTGCTCTAGCTGACACTGCATTACAACCTGGAAGTGTATCTTCAGGTATTATTATTAACCGTTATGTACTTAATTCAAGTACTACTTACACTAAACCTGCTAACTTATTGTATATAGACGTAGAATGTGTAGGTGGTGGGGGTAATGGTGGAGGCGGTACAAACTACGGTAGTGGAGGTGGTGGAGGAGGCGGTGGATATACTAAAAAAATGATTGTTGCTTCTGCTATTGGTGTCACCGAAACTGTAACAGTTGGCGGGGTAAGTGGAACTTCTTCCTTCGGCACACATTGTTCTGCGACTGGTGGGGGTACGGGAGGAAATAGTGCTGCTGGCGGAGGAATTAGCGCGGGTGGGGGTGCTGGCTTAGGTGTTGGTGGTGATATAGTCATACATGGTACAACAGGTCGCAGTGGTTTAAATGGTGGACCAAATCCTGCAACATCAACTGGGCAAACAGTTGTTGGTGGCGATGGTGGAGGCTCAATATGGGGTGGCGGTGGCAATGGTGCAAAATGTTCTGTAGGAGGTACTACAGTAGCGAGTGGTACAGCAGGTTCAACTTATGGCGGTGGAGGAGGCGGTGGAGCCAGCTTAAGTGGGGGTACTAGAAATGGTGGCGCAGGTATTCAAGGCGTTGTAATTGTTACAGAATATATCAGCACATAAGGAGTTTGAAATGTCAAATAAAGCAAAACCAACTAATGTCTTAAAGGGGAAGATAAATATGGAGGAACTTATAGTACAACACTTAACACGTATTGAGGTCAAAGTAGATCAACATGCAGAAGCTTTAAATCGCTTTACACGTACAGAAGAACGCGTTGTAATGCTTTTGGAAAGCTTTAAAGAAATGAATACTGCCTCTAATGCATTAGAAGCTCGTATAGCTACCTTAGAAAAAGCTTTAGCGGAAGCACGTACTACAGGTAAAACTATTGGATGGATTCTTACATGCTTAGCAAGTATTGTAATTTTTCTGTTCGGAGTAAATTGGGACGAAATTATGGTTTCTTTAAAAACCTTTCTTATGAGTATGGAGAAGCCAAATGTCGAATAATGCTTTCTTTGAAGAATGTCTTAAGGCTGTTTTATTTTGGGAAAAGACAGTATATACCAACAATCCAGGGGATTTAGGGGGCCCTACGAAATATGGTATCACGCAAAGGACCTTGGCAAGTTATAGAGGTAAGCCTGTCACCGCAGAAGATGTACGTAATCTTACATACGAGGAAGCCGCAGACATCTACAAGAAGTACTTTTGGGATGCAAATAATTGCGATTTACTCCCGAAGCCAATTGCCTTACTCCTGTTTGACGGCTGTGTAAATCAATCAGGCGTAGCAATTCGTAAAGCATTACAATCTGCTATAGGTAAAATTGTAGTGGATGGAAATATTGGTCCCAGAACAGCGCTTGCAGCGGAGAACAGAAATGTTATTGATCTGGTAAATAGATTTATGACTTTGAGGGCACTGAGGTACGCCGACTCTAGTACCTTTGGACTTCATGGTCGTGGATGGTTTAATCGTATGTTTGACATGCATACTCGTGCGATTAAATTAAGTACATTAAACAACTAACCCATAAGGAGATAAATTATGGACACTACAATGTTAAACAGTATCCTCAGGCATATTATTACTGGGGTAGGTGCGGTACTTGTAACCAAGGGCTACACTGATCAAGCAGGATTAGAACTTATTGCGGGTGGTGTTACAACCGTAGTAGGTTTAGTACTGTCATACTTTGATAAGAGAAAAGCTGCTGCCACTTTGGAAGCAACTAAAGCAAACAAACAATAGGAGAATACAATGGCATTATTTCTTTTTATTACTACACTCATCGTCGGTGGTGGACTTGTTAATGAAGGCTACGACAAATGTGTTGAGACTAAAGGCGTCAAAGCATGTTATGAGAAGTTCGTTGACTCTAAACAACCTGCTGATTTCTCTAAACTGAACAAGTAAGGATTATTATGGATTTTGCAACTATAATAGGTTTGGTATTTGGAGGTTCTACAATCCTCGGGTTCATTGCGTTAATTTATTTTGCTTACCGTAATGGAAAGATAACACAACAAGGAGAACAGGATAAACATGATACGGAAGTTATTAAGCAGTTGCAATTTGAATTTAATAAGCCTAAGTCTAGTTCTAATGATGATCGTGACAGCTTGCACAACGGTGACTTCTAGCGTTACACCCGGAGTACAAGAGTACACGAAAGAAGAGCAAAGAACATTGGAGACGGAACTGAACGCTAAATGCCCTCTATCGAAAGATCAGTTCGGCAACGAAGTACATTCATGTCCTATGATAGATCGTGTAATAAGCGACTATCGCAAACTTAGACAACTCAACCGAGTGGCTAGGGGCGGTACCTAGGACATACAAAGTTACTGCAAGTCTCCTGTAGTAAAAGAGCCCCTAACAGTCCTCAGCCTGTTAGGGGTTTCTTTTCGGCGGAATCTGTAACACCACATAACACTCACCCACTTTTACCGCCGGCGCCGGAATTTCTTTGCATCGATTTAGTCCTTGTAAAACACCAAAGGAATCCCTAAGGATTCCAATGAGTTAACTTATATGCTTTTGGCATGATGATTAAAATAATAGGTTATATTAGTAATAGGTATCATCCTTAATGGAATGCCGCAAGAGGCACGCATATAATGATACATTATGTAATATAGCTTATGCTGCTCGAGGTCCGTCATCATCTGGATCACTCCCAAAGGCAGCTTTATAAGAAGCTATACGTGTGGCTTGTGTAGGTGTATATCCACGTAAACGAGTTTTAGATAAACCTTCTTCTAGTTGCATTTTAGCCTGCTCTTTCTGGATCCCAACGATCTGGTTAATCAGGTCGCCAACATGCCACCTGAGCGGAAGAGAATCATCTAAACCGGCTTCAATGCCAGTTAACAATACAAGTGCTCTTTCAGTATTAATACCTTTAAGAGGTCCCATATGCCTTCTTGCTAAAGATAGCTCCCAGTACATTTTAGACTTTTGTGCCAAAGTGCTAAGTTTCACCAAATCATATTCAGTAGGTTTCTTTGCCATATTATATTCCATAATTGTTGTATCACTCTTCTTATTATATAGGCATTTAATTGGAACTATCAACGGTTTTATTTGGTTGACCATTATTTAATTCTTTTACAGGAGTTCCCCATAAATAACACATTTTAGCTTCAGCCACAAAAGGAACTTTAGTTAACTTCCAATCAACTGCCACTTGTGCAAATGTATCAATACCTATACGCTTAACCATTGCAACGATAGTTGGATCATTAGGCACCTCGATAACAATGGAGTCATGTACTAGATCCACGATCTTCGCACCCAGCTTAGCTATGATAGGACGAATACGTATTGCTGTATGCGCCGTAATATCGGAAGCAGTAGATTGGTGTGGGAAGTTAGCAAATTCGTTTTGTACTCCATTCAAGTTTTCTTTTGTTACCAGTCCAGGACGACATTTACGACCGAAGCAAGTAGTTAATGTCTGACGCTTTCTAGGTGCATTACGGCATTTATCTTGGAATGCTTTAGCAACAGGAAACTGCTCCCAGAATGAATCAATTTCTTTCTGTGCTTGCTTTTCTGATATACCAAATTCTTCTGCCAATGAATGTGCAGATCTTCCATAGATAACACCGAAGTTAACGGCCTTAGCACGAACATATTGATCCTCGGTATAGGAATCACCATATCGATACGCAGCAGTCTCTTTATGCAAAGAACGATCAGTAGAATTATAAATGGCCAATAAAGCAGGGTCTCCTGATTGAATAGCCAATGATCGTAATTCTGCCTGTGACGCATCCAAGTCTAATAATACATAACCTGGAGAAGCCATAAACATTGCCTTAAGGAGTGGATCTCTAGGAATATTCTGCAGGTTAGGATCTCTACAAGATAAACGACCTGTGCGAGTTCCATGGATTAAGAATGTAGGATGAATCCTTCCATCATCGTGTACGTGTTTAGCCATACCAATAACATAAGTACTCAATGCCTTATTAGCTACACGCCATTTAGACAAAGCATGCTTAAATGGAAATTCTGGCCATAAAGCAACTGTCTTAGCATCGGAACTTCTCTTAGCACGTCCTTTAACCCGAATACGAAGTTCATCGTACACATAAGCACACACTTGTTGCGAGCTACCTGGATTAAGTTCTCTTCCTACAAGCGTATTAATAGCCTCTTTAAGATCCTTAACTTCCTGTTCCAGCCTTATTTTATTTTCTTCCCATGCAGTCCAGTTAAATGCAAAACCATTAAGCTCCACATGATATAACAATTCCGACAAAGGAATAAAGGTTTGTGTATACAGTTTCTCCAGCTTAACGTCATCACGTACTCTTTGACGCAATACATTATAGATCTGAAGGGTTTTACTTAAGTCTTTACCTTGGTAACTAAAAAGCACATCGAATGGAATAGTAGAGTAATCCCGTTTAGATTTTGGAATACCTTGCTCTTCAAACCAGTTATCCACAATATGCTTATGCGTAGGTGCAGACAATACATCTGACGCTACTGTATCCAAGTCATGAACACCGCGAGTTTCATCCAATGCATAATTAAGCAGCATTGTATCTTCGTCAACACGCGCATTATAACCATCACGTCTTAAAAATGCAATATCGAATTTACCGTTATGCCAGATCCATTTAATTTCAGGATCTTCCATTACATCCTTGAACATAGGAATTAATTCTGGAGGACAAATCCAAGCCACTCTAGGATCAAAACAGAAACCTGTAGTAAGGATTTTATCTTTACGGCGATTTAATCCTCCAGTCTCAATATCCGATGCTACTATACCAGCACGTTTAATTTCTCCCGCTAACCACTTAGCATTATCCTTTGTAATCAATCGTGTAACAGGTTCTATATAATGCTTTGTAGGGGTACCTTTGTAGATGTTGACTGCCATATCCAAATCTTCTTGGAACTTCTTATACGATCCCATTCCACGTAAAAGAAATGCTGGATGTACTGCAGCAATAATACCATGCTTAGCCAATGGAGTCTCAAAGCGATGACCACGACATTGGGTAATCTTTAAATTGTAATCTCCTGTTAATCCCCATAAAGCACCATTACCTAAAGCAACGATAACATCTCTAGGATGTTTCATCAATTCTGTATGCAGCCTGTTAGAGCAACATTGAACAGCGTTAGCCAGAATATCTGGATCCTTCTTAGTAGGAAAGCAAGATAAAGCTGTCATATATAATGGCTCTACGTCTAATGGAAGGTTATCCATTAACATTTTACCGTTAGGACCCATAAAAGGCATCCCGGTAGCAAGTTCATTTGCCCCGGGACTTTCTCCTACTATAACGAACCTTGAATCCTCTGGACCACGATTACCAATTTTCCTACTATTGAAGGGGCAGTTATCGCACCCCTTCGCCTTCACATCACATGTATCCATTATTTATATGCCCCAATTAATCCTTCAATCATACCAACGTTATAAGCCATATCAACATTATAACCACGACATAGTTCAAAGTATTCATTCCGAGGACGTAATGTACTTGTATCCCCATTATACTTTTTACCTTCCCATCCAGCTCTTAATGGTGAAGCTGAATCGATACCTTTAACGCCATACATCTTAGTACATGCAATATCATCTGAAAGGTTATTAGACATTCCTAAAAGATGTACTTGGAAATTACGTAAGGTTAAACGATTAACTAATGGAATCCTTGAACCTTGACGATTAGTAACTTCTCTTGGAACACCTACCATGAATGGAACATCTTTATGCATAGTTGTAATTTGTTCTACACACCATAAAGCTTCATCTGGATCTTTACCTTGAGCTGCTATCATATAACCTACATTGCTCAAGAATTTCTTGCCATACTGCTGAATAGATTCTTTAGCCATTGCAATAGTTACTTCGGCTTCATTCAATTTATCTGGCAATACAATGAAAGTAGGATTAACGATAGAAGCTGCCATTACCATAGTATCCATAGGAACTGGAACTCCTAATTCGATAAGGCTATTGTCTAGAATAATAGTACCATCGAAACCTTCCAGCAATTGTTTATATAGATGCGGCTTAGCAATAATCTCGTGGGCAAGTAAAAGAAGGTAATTATTTAAAAACCCTCTTTCCTTCATTTGTAATAAAACCTCAACAGGTGCGATTGGTGAATAACGTGCCATTTCTCTTCTAACTCCTTTAACCATTGTTTATTAGCGACCTTTATCATTGCTCCATACCAAAGCATGAAGCTGTGGAAGGAATCTTGCTTTATTTAATACCGGATGTTTGTAAAGTTTCTCTGCGGTGTTACGATAATGTTCTAACAGCAACTTAACATGTTCATCACCACTAATCTCTCCTTCAGGTAACCATTTATTTCCTAAGGACAAAAATAAAGGTGCATCAGGTGTTAACTGCCAGATATCACATGCAAAGTCAAAATCCTCTTCATCGAAGACTACTACCTTAACACATACTTCTGGATGAAATGTACTAGGCTGTTCTTTACGCATGTATTCAGCCTGATTAATAAACTGAATCCAAGGCTCATAAAGACTTTCATTAAACATTTCTCCCATACCTGGACCTTTAGGAGATACTGTAACTAAGTTACATTTCATAAGCCATTTAGGGAAGAATGTACCTTGTGTCTCGATTGCAACTTTCATTCCACCCATTTGGATAAGAGTAACTAACTCCTCCAAATTATGTACACAAGGATTACCTCCTGTAATAGTTACCCAAGGTGTATTATATTCAGCATTCATAGCTAATAGTTCTTCAGCTATTTCTGCTGCGGTCTTATATTTAGCCCAGGCTTTAATTTGTACTGGGTCTACTGCATGCTTGGAATCACACATAGTACATTTAGAATCACATACTCCTAAACGAAGGAAGAATGTTTGTTTTCCACACATAGAACCTTCGCCCTGAATTGTAGGACCAAATAATTCTATTAATGGCAATGTTTTTGATTTCATAGGAGAGCTCCTTAAGTTAATTTATAATAGCATATTTCTTCGGAAATATCAAGCGCATTCTATTTGTCTTTCCCACTAAATGCCGATTCCCGTACGGACAATGGCAGTTTGAAAAATACCTTACCAACTGCACGAACGTCTTCTAACGCATTGTGAGCACCTTCAAAACCTTCACCGAACAAGAATTCATGTACTTCTGTAAGTGTAGGGTTCTTATAAGGACCAAAGCCATAACGTAACATCTTTTCTGTAGCAGGTAATTTACAAATAGGCATGTAAGTCTGCATAGTACAGAAATATTTCTTATAACGGTAAGACTGTTTGATATCATTGTATGTTCGACGCATATTAATATCTAACAATTGCTTATCAAACCAATTATTATGTGCTACCATAAGCTTAGCAGGTCTTACAAAATCTTTCCATGCATCTAAAACGATCTTACGGTCAACGCCTTCATCCATAGCGCGTTCGAAGGTGATTCCGTGTGCTTCAAAGGCTTTAATCGGCATTTCAGTATAACCATCTGGCTTAATGATCATATCAAATGTACCTAATTCAGTTCCATCCGATTTATATAATACAGTCGCAAGCTGTACTATATGAGGTTGTTCTTTGTGCGTCATAGGTAATTTTTTATTAGGTAAGCCAGTAGTCTCAGTATCGTAGGCTGCCATAATAGCTTGTGGTATCATTTCCATTTATTACCTCGATTGTGCTGGATATGTTGCAATCCCATTAGGTGTTTCCCATACCTTGATATAAGCTAATTCTCCCATACCTTCACAACGTTTTGCTATAGGTACTAAAAGACGCTCAAACCAGTGTTTAGCCATATTCTCTGCAGTAGGTACAAAAGGTACTAAGTATAGTTTACCCCCAGAACCTTCTCCAAGCCAATATCCTTGTTCATCAATTACTTTCTGTGCATTAGTAAGGTTATCATAAAATAAACTTGCTAATGGATCTTGGATCCACAATGTCATTCCATGATCACAAGGTGCATCGATATATTCCATCATAAGTTCTTTTAAGAACCCAAAATCTAATACCATACCTTCTTGTTCTCCGGTTTCAAACAATTTACCTCTTACACAGGCTTGAACAGTATATCGATGTCCATGTAGGTTTTTACATTTCGATCCATGATGCGTCACTCTATGTCCCGCATCTATTCCGATCTCTCGGATAATTTCAAATGCACTCATTTAATACTCCTAAAATTTATGTCCAGCTATTAAGGTCAAGAATTCAGACTTTGCGGAGGGATTCATAGCAAATACGCCACGCATAACTGAAGTTGTAGTCTCAGAATCATCCTTAACGCCTCTCCAGCACATACAGAAGTGTGATGCTTTAAGAACTACCGCTAATCCTACAGGTTCTAATTCTTTTTCCAAGTAGTCGGCTAATTGTACAGTAGCTTCTTCTTGAATTGTCGGACGAGAATTAATCCAATGTGCTAAACGATTGAATTTCGAAAGTCCAATTAGTTTTGATCCAGGGATAACACCGATCCAAACATTACCGATAATTGGTGCCATATGATGTGCACACATTGAACGAATTTTGATTGGACCTACAACCATCATTTCATTCAGTTTCTTAACGTTAGGAAAGCTTGTAAGTTCTGGCGCTTTATTAAAACGACCCATCATTACTTCCTGGATGTACATCTTAGCAACACGCTTACCAGTCTCTTTAGTATTATGATCATTTTCACGATCAATAACTAAGGTATCTAGTAAGTTCTCAATATGTACTTGGGCTTCTTTTACAAGTTCGTCCAATTCACCTTCTTGAATAAAGTCGGCAATACAGTCGTTAGCAAAGAAAGGCATTTCTGCCTCTCTTAAGCGTTGACGAATACGTTCGGATACTTTTAACAAAGGTGCTTTTTTAGACATTTCATTCATCAGTGACATATTCTCTAAATTTTTATTGGCTTGTACTTCTATTGGGTAATCTTCACTCATATTCTACTCCGCATATTTAGTTGGGTCAACAATGCCTGCTTTAGCAAAGGCTTCTTTTCTTGCACGACATGTTGGACAAGTACCACAATGATCTTCATCACCTTTATAACAAGACCAGGTATACTTCAAAAGGGATTCATCAAGGCTTGCACCTTTATTAACGATATCCGCTTTAGATGACCATTGGAATGGTGTAAGCAAACGAGTCTTTTGATAAGTACCAATAAAGATCGCATTCGCCATAGCACCATTGAATTCTGGTGTACAATCCGGATAAGCCCAGTTAGCGGCATCTTCAGCATGGGCACCATAATAAATGAAATCATAACCTTCATGTTGTGCTTTAGAAGCAATGACAGAGAGCATCAGACCATTACGAAATGGAACATATGTAGGAGAAATGCCTTCAATTTGATCGTAGCTAATGTTCGGAATTTCTACTGCGCGATCTGTGAGCATAACCCCTTCGATCTTCGGTAATACTACGATTTCACGTTCAACACCAAGCTCTTTACAAAGTGTTAATGCGTACTCTAATTCTTTAATATGTCTTTGTCCATAATCGATACCGAGGGACTTGACATTCTTTGCGCCATGTTCAGCTACAGCCATCATTAATGTAACTGAACTGTCTAAACCGCCACTGTGTAATACTAATGCTCTTGACATGATTTCATCTTTCTGTGCAGGATTTTAAGGTAAAGAAGATGAGGGGAATTAACCCCTCATCCTTTAGTATAGTCTTAGATTAGCCTAGGAAAGAATCAGACTCGCCGGCTGGGGCAAGAAGATTCTTAACAGTATTGCGATCTTCATCGTTATACTTTTGGAATCCGACTACTGCACGAGCACGTTTACCAATAAACAAGTCGGCAGTATCTTGATTGCATTTGAATGGACCTTCCAACAACTCAGGAAGTCCCAAACGATTAATAGTACGTTTAGCTTGGCCCATAGTTTTAGGTGAGAACACAACGTGTGTAAACAACTTACGTCCAGCAAGCTCTCCTGCAGAATCTTCAAGAACAAGTGTCAAAGAGATCATTGGATTACCTGAAGAACTTTTCTTGGCTTCAGCTTCGTCAATAATGACATCATAAGTGCCTTTAGGGAGCAGCTCAAAACCGGCATCTTCCTGTACGTCACTAAGATCGATTGCTACATCGTCGCCATCATTTTCAAATTCTACGCCTTCATTTTCGTCTGACATAATTTATTCCTTTTCTTTTGGTTTGGTTTGTTTTGGTTGTTTGATGTTATTTAGTCTTGAGCATACCCACATCTTTTAGTATACCTGCCATTGAAGGATTATCCCAATACGGTTTACGGAAGTTAGACAGCCTACATTTAGCTGCAAACTTACCCGTAGGTTGAACCATTAGTCGACGAGTCAAAGATTTCCCATCTTCTGCAGGTACCGTAATCAGATAACCAACAATATCCATAAAGCCTTGAATCTGGCTTGAAAGTTTTCCTGTCATTGCAGGAGAATATAAAAAGCGTTTTGTCTCGTCCTGTACGTAGGTCCGGGAACAAACAAAAATAACATGCATTGGTAAGTCTCTATACGCACGTACGAGTCGCTGCACCATAGTATGTTGCTTCTTATATTCAGCCCATTCTGCAGTTTGAGATTCATCCGACAAAGAAGTCTTATCGGTAATATTCAATAGCTGCATCATACAATATGTCTCTACCTCAGTTAAGGAATCGATAATACAAGTACGATATCTTTTAGGCTCTTTAATTTCTTCTACAGGTACTCCTGTGAACTTAGATTGTAGATCAATAAGCTTTGCAACTGCCTCTGGAGAAGGATCATCACGATATAAGCAGTGTAATTTAAGAAAGTCAAATACCTTAACAACTGTCTTATAATCATAAACCTGTACAGAATCAATATTTTCAAAGTTATTTTGTCCGGAATCATCTGTATCCCATGTTAAATCCCCACTCTCAGCCGCGATCGCTAGGACATCATTCATTTGTGGGACGTTAGCAGCTGTACCAGCAAAATAAGTCTTACCAATACCAAAATCGGCATATACTAAAACTTTAACATACCTTGCAGCTTCACGATCTTCCTTGGACTTAATCTTAAACGCAGGAGCTGCTGTAGGTTTAATAACTACTCCAGGCTGTACAGCTCTTCCAGCTACTGCTGAAGCAGGTTTAGCTACAGCTGTCGCAGGTTTATTACCTACAGGTAAAGGCTTAGCTAATGAAGTAGTAGGTACAACAGCTTTAACTTCTGGCTTAACTTCAGTGGGTTTAGTTACATCATTCATTTTAAAAATTTCCTCCAGTTTTCTTTTTCATCATTACGTGGTATAGTACTTGACATCAAGTCAGCTTCCCAATCAGACCCGTCATCCATCATTACACAAGTCATCTTTTGTGTACAGTCGAAAGAACAATCTCTTGTAGGATTAGGATACATTGGAAGATCAGGATTAATCATATCCATAGCTTCTAACATAATCTTTTCGCCTTCAGACTGAATCTGAACTTCATTTCTATATTCCCAATCCCTACGAATTAATGCATCATAGTTAGGATCTTCCATAGTAGCCAAGTAATTCAAATATTCTACTTCTCCTGCAGAGGCTGCTTGAACACTACCATAAAGATTAATAAGAGCATTCTTATATATCCTATGGGTGGTCGCCTGATTTTTGGCAGTAGAGAAAGATTTCTTCGAAGCCAAGAATTTTGGAGGTTCAAGAATTTTTTTAAGATGCTGCTGATATACAAATCCTGTAACAGGTTGTCCTGGATATAAAACAGAACCAGCCCAAAGATATGCACCAATTTGTGGATCAGTATCCAAATGTTGTGTAGCAAACAATTTAGCTGACTTATAATCCAGAATCCATATACGATCATGTTCATCTTGAATAACTCTATCTAATGTTCCTTGGTATACAACTTTACTGTAACCGCATGCACGTACATAATCAGGATCGATAGGAATCGGAATTTCAAACTCCACCTCTATCTGTTGCTTCCCTTCAAATACGAAGGTCTTAAGAGCATCTCTATTGCCTAACCATTCAACATAATAGTCACACATAGCACAAATCAATTCGATCTGTTCTTCTACGTCATGAGGTACACGTTTAGATTCAGTCTGATTGATAGCATCTACATATGCCATAAAAGCCAATCGAGGATGTTTATATTTATTTTCCCCATGATAGTCTTCCATTGCGAAGTGAAATCCTGAACCAGACCATAAAGGAGCTCTGGCTTGATCTTCAGTTCTATTCATACGCATATGACTACTCCAACCCCATTTACGGCGGCAGCGTTTAAATGCAATTCTATCACTGGTGCGGATTCTAGCTACAGGTAAGTCTGACAAAATTTAATCTCCCCGATCAATTTATTTATGTTTTATTATCACTTATTTTTAAGGAACTAACAAGAGGAATCTCTGTGTCCCAATAATTTATTTTAGAATGGCCTTGGCTACGCCATTTAGTGGGCCAGTGTAATCACGTTGGTGGCGCATCGCCTAATACTTCCCTACTACGATCAACGTTGCCACTCATAATTTCTAACTGCCTTTTCATAAGCACGTTATCATGAATGACATAATAGATCATAACATCCTCAGTAATACCTAAACGATGCAAACGATCTTCAGCTTGGTAATTATGATCTTGATCCCATTCGAAACCGATCATAAAGCCATAAGATGCTTTGGTCAGATTAAATGAAGTAGCGAATTGCGTTGAACACAATATAATGCCTTTATCTGCACATTTCCATGAATCAATTACCTTTTGGACCTTAACAGAATCCATACCTCCACGAAGCTCGAAGACAGTATGCTTTAACTCAGACTGAATGAACTCCTTGAAGAAAGGAAATGCAGCTGGAAACGGACAGAATATAACAGTGTGCTTAACTTCTTGGTCTTCTATAAATTCAGTAACCGCGCGGAGACTAGAACCCACATCCAAAGTAGGATCAAGCAGCTTAGGACATACAAAAAGTTGCCTACAACGGAGCTGATTTGTTGCTTGAATGGCTGAAAGTAAAAAAGAACCATCAGCGCGCCCAAGGATACCAGTAGTATCAATCTGTTCATAAACTCTTCGTTCGTCATCAGACATCTCCACATAAAACTTAATACGGTGCTTAGCAGGCATATCTCCAGACTTTAAACGCCGAATCATTATAGTGGACAAAATCTCTTTGAGTTCATCCATATTCTTATTACCCATATTTTCTTTACCATACGAACCATCTTCGATAATACAGAAATGGTTAAGAAACTGCCAATATGAAGGGAATCTATCAGGATATAATAAGAACAAATAACCATACATATGCTCCACACCTTTAGAGACTGGAGTTCCTGTAATAATATACATGTCTGTCGATTGAAATTCCGTGAGCAGATTGAACACTAGCGTTTTACGATTCCTGGCTACTTTATGAGCTTCGTCAGGCATTATTAAATCCCAATTGCGTGGGATTATATCTTGATCTTCAAGTAATACCTTATAGGTACAAACGTAGATACATTCTTGGCTTTTAACCTTTTTCCAAAGCTCTGCACGTTTCTTCTTATTACCTTCAACGATAACAAGCCGATCAAATAGTTCTGGGAACCATAATTTAACTTCTTTGCGCCAAATAGATAATGCGGATTTTGTACAAGGAATAAAAGTACGTTTTAAAAGAGAACCTCGCAGATAAGCTGAAGCTAAGGCAGTAAGAGTTTTACCTAGCCCCATCTTATCCGCAAGCAACACACGATGATGAGTTGTTAGAAATTTTATGCCTTCAATTTGCGTTGGCTGTACTGATGCTTTGGGATCCGTCAACTGAATTATTTCGTTGAGCCTCAATACGAGATTTGCAATCTGGGCATCGTCTACAGAGTTCAGCAAGGTTAGTCTCCACGTTAATGCAGGATGGAATATGTTTCCACTGTTCTGCGTATGCAATTAATTGTTCGTTAGTTGTTTCGGTAGCAGAATGATGTCTATATCCTCTAGATATCATTTCCGCTACTAAGGCATCATGACGAGTCTTTAAACTGAGAATGTCTAATAAACCATCACGTAGATAACCTCCGACGCTAATATTCTTTTTTAATGTACCTAAGAACATATGATGTTCTACATGCTCTCCCAAAAGGTGCTTACGGCATAGTAATTTAGGCTCTACCATCCACTGTCTCATTTTGTGTTTCCTTTGCAATGCGTTGAAAACATTCTTGTAACGCTTCAATCGGTGTGTCATGCTCTTCTGTCCATACACGTCTAGGATTCTTAGATCTACCAGATCCTCCAAAAGCATCATCTGTATTAACCATATGGCAGAACCATAAAAGATGTACAGGTGATTGGCCCATTTCTAATACAAACCATCCTTCCGGAATAATCGGAAAATGTGGACCTAATTCTGGTGCTATCTGAACCTTCGGAACATCAGCCACACCAACATGATTCTTCCCATTCTTACAGCTGTACCATAATTTTTTAATACAGTTCATATTAGAAATCTCCTGGAGCTACTTGTAAGCATGTATAACCTTCTTTACGCCACATATTTACTACCTTTTGACGATCCTCAAAGATAGCAATTACCTTATCACCAGGATACATAGATTCAACAGCACGTAACATTTCCAATTTAATAATGCAATCATCTCGATGATCCATTCCTGGACGCATCATTAATGTGCCAAATGGAATATTATGCTTTTTAAGCCATAAAACAGTTTGTTTACGTACTACAGCACTACGCCCAGTAATGATATGACATTTTTGTCCTGCCATACTTAAAGCATGCATAATTTCTACAACACCGTGATGAATTGTATCATCAACACATGCCTTATTCCAAGCTACCCAATCTTTCTTACCTTCTTTAGGTAAATAATGCTGGCGATGCTCATTTAATGCAATAGTACCGTCTAAATCAAATATATACATGTTGTCTCCTATTTAATGTCTGCTTCTTTAGGTCTTGCTACAGGCTTTTGCCATTCGCCAGAATCAATCATTTGCGCACGAAGCTTTTGGTATGACATTCCCATCTCCTCCGCCAAGGCCGCCGCCTGAATAGACTTTCCAGTTTTAGGGTGGGTAACCCATTTGGTATCTTTCTTATTACGAGCCTGAGTCTTATCATCTGCCCACCTGACATTACTCGGCTCATAATGGCCAAACGGATCGACGCGATCAAGAGAGTGCTCTTTAGGTCTAGGCCCCATATCGGCAAAGAAGTTTTCGAAGCAGGCTCGCCAAGATTCACACATAGTGATTCCTTTAGCTCCGTATGAACCATATGAAGGATGGTCTGGATTGTGACACCTATTTTTTGCATCCCACCATGTATGATATTCCCTAGGGAATTTAGTTCCGAGTGTAACTTCACGTTGACATCCACAATGTTTCTTAGGATTAGTCTTATTTATTAAACTGTTATGACCTACTTTGATTTCCTTATTGCAAGGCTTACCATCTACTAATCCAGTACAGCGACAATGCCATTTTGGACGTTTACCTTTTGGAGTATAGTTTTCCTTTTTGAGGACATATAAGAATCCTACAAATGTACCTCTTAGATTAGTCAGTCCACTTTTTAAAGTGCGTGTCTTTACTTCCATCGTATTCCCCAATTAGTACGCTCCACAGATGGGCTTAAAGGCGCTGCATCCTGTTTATTCAGGTATGGTTTACTTCTAGAAGGGGGAGATTCCTATAAAGTAAGAGCCGGAGCGAAACTTGTTCTTATGTTGTAATATCCTCTGGAGCACGTTTCCCTACGTACTTTGGAAATCTCGGTAAAGTATACCCACCGTAATCAAACCATTGATAGCGGATAGTTACACCTAACCAGGCTTCTTTATTTTCCCAGACAGATTTCCTAAATGCATCATCCATAGTACCTTCGATACCACCACCAACTGAAAATTCTCTGCCGTCTTCATCCCTAACAAGGAAAGCACCGAGAGTATTCTTTGGCACCATAAACTCCTTGTTCGAAGCCCTTTGTTGAAGACCCCGTTCATTGATATATGGCGGATTATTATTCTGCATTTGTTCGGAAAATCCAACCACTACAGCATCATCCCGTTTTTCGTGGCCGCGTTTTAACTTAAGAAGGATCTGCTCATTTAAAGTACTACGATCCCATTTATATCTTCCCATTGGACTACGCAACATCGCGCCTTCGAAGCCACGTTGTAAGATGTCCTTTTCGTACTCTAGTAACTCATTGATATTATTGATCAATTCATGAGGAACTAGACGCACATACGGAAGATTACAATTTTCGATACGTCTTTTAAGTTCCGCATAACGTTCTTTAAAAGGTATTTCATGTGGAATATCTTGGAGATCAAATGCCTGCAAGATAATATCATAAACACCTTCTCTAGCTTGTACAGCAGAAGTAGCCTTAGAGAATCCAGTAGCACTAGCCCCATCACCAACTACAAGCTCTTGGTCAAAACCTATTAAAGCTGGATGGCTAATAAGTTTATTGGAGTGCAGGTTATTAACGGGCTTAAGAGATGATGTTACAGCTTTTCCGCCTCTATTTAGAATGCGGAAGCCATCATACTTAGGCGATACATATAAAGGGAACTTAAGCTTAGGTAGAAAGCTATCAGGAATCCCCTTAGAAGGAGCCTTACAAGGTCTAAAGGTTGTCGCCATTGATTTCAGCCTCGCTTAGTGCTAGAGGAATTGTATCTACATTATCCACTTTAGTTACCTTCTGTGGATTAGGACTTACTGTAAACTTAGACGTATCCACAAAAGCATATGGACCATCGATCAAAGCAAAACCACCGAATTTATCTACAGCGTTCTTAGCCATCTGTAAGATTATTTCTTTAGTCTTTTGTCTTTCTGATGTGGGCTTATTATTTACCGTATTAATTCCTTTTAGATTTACCGTTTTATGTTGCATTATTTTCTCCCGCAAGCATTAGTTAGTTTATCAAATTCCTTCGCTTCAGCCTCTGTACGAAATAAATAACAATGTCCGATATTTAAAGGTACATAACGAAACTCAAAATGTAATTGTTCTTGAATAACATGTGCTTTCGCATTATGCTCTTCACGCTGTTCTTTAGTTAAAATACGTATGAACGTAAATTCTTTAACGTATTCTAAATATAACGATTGCATTGTTCCTTGTTCAGCACTCATTTTAAAATCTCCCCTGTAGCTGATATTTGTCCACCACGTTTTAAAGCTCCCAGATAATTATCTACCTGACAGACAGAAGCGCGATTACATTTATATCTTACCAGCCAATCTTTTAAAAGTTCCAATTTAGCAGCAGTAGAAGTACCTTTCAGTACATTTATTCTAAATTGCTGCCAATCATAATTATTCACGCAATACTTAATAACCTCGTATCGCGAGACATAACATATTTCTCGTTCCCATTTTTGCATATTAATCTCCCTTTGCAATATAAATATTATAGTGGAAATCAAAAGGGAAATCAAGAAGAATCTTATGGTCTTTTAATCGGCATTGAATGGGGAATAAACATAGTGGTGAAACAATGGTTCCGTCGTTCCCAATCGGACAGATTCCTTACAGCATAGTTAAATGCATTGGAAGTGATTCTACTCCATTCGGTATTAGGATGTTGATATGCGACTGCATAATGTACTTGTTGATCATGAAATGCCTTCTCGATACTTACGTATGCATCTAAGATGTAGTTGCGGGCTTCTAATTCAACTTTGGTGCGTTCGGGTCTAGTTCTAGTTGCATTATGCCATATAACAATTAGCTGCATGATTCCCCCAAAATGAAAATTCCGACAGACGGATACTACACAAATCTAAACCGGTGAGCCTATAAATGTTTCCAGGGTGAAGCCTAAGGCTGTGCTGGATACAATGTGTAATGACTCATCGCGGCGTCTGTCGGCTAGATAACCCCCTTGTTCTGATGGAGGAGGTTATCAGGTCGAAAGACTTTAGCGATTACTCGCCTTCAGTACCATCGTCTTCTTCGTCATCGCCTTCTGGCTCAACACCATCGTCGTCTTCGGAAGGTTCATCAAGTTCAACTTCAGAAGGAACTTCAGGATTTTCATCAACAGCGACAGTACCTTCTGGTAAGTCAACCGCAACATCAGTTACAGTAGCTTCTACAGATGTGTTAACTGGCAGTTCTTGTGTTTGGTCGTTCATTTTAATTTCCTTTGTTAGTAGGTTACATTGAGTAGGTTAGTTTACGCAGTACACCCTTTCGGGATTAGTATTCAGTAACATTCGTGAACTCACCATTCGTGAGCCAATAAGCGTTACCGCAATTTGCTTTAGGAGTAGCCGGAGTGACTGTGGGCGTCACCTTGTTACCGTCCCACACATACATGGGATTAGCATCGCTTTTAAAAGATAATCGGGTAAGATCTCCACAACCACAAGGACACATAAAGACCATCCCAGTATTAACATAACCAACGTGGTTGTCTTCATCTCTTACGCGTTCCTCTATAAAGTGAAATTGGCCAGCTTCTTTTAAAGGTGGTGTTTTATAGCTAGCTATCGTCATGTTTCTTTACTCCGCCTTCAATAGTAGCTGTCATACCATCAGCTACAAGCTTTTCTACCTTAGCAATTTCTTCATCCAAATAGAACCTGGATTTCTTAAGTTCTTGCAGATAGCTATTGTCAGCTTTCTTTCCTCCACGTAGAAGGTATTTAAGAATATTAAACAGGTATGCATTAACTTCAAAGCCCCAAGCTTTAATAACCGCTAAGGCATCAATATACATTTCACCGGTTTTTTCATCACGGTATACAATGGATAAAGGATATGTACATAAATAATGTCTTGGACTATTTACTACATCATTCGGTGGTAATGTTTTTACTATTGTTCCCATTTGGGTCTCCTTTAGGTTGATATGAACAGGTTTTAGGATTGAAATACGTGAACAGCATCCAATAGATTCCATGTCGGATAGCATCGCGTGCGTGTTTTTGACCACGTATCCATAAGTTCCATGCTTTGAGCTTTTCATCGTCACAAAAGCCTTTAGCTTGACTAGCCATTTGTTTGTCATAGTTAAGTTTCCTTTGTTTACATAGAACCTTAATAACCCCAATTACTTGTGCTGTCACTAATTCGGAATTACTATGATCAGTTGCTTTATGTGCATAGACTAAGTAATTTTCGAATATTACGTGATCTGGACTATAATCAGTTAAAGCTTGGTTAATTATATCGAAAGCAGTCTCTGCATCCTTTGTATTTAATTGTCCTGCTACGACCATCGAAGGAGCTCTTCCAAGCCCCTCTCCACGGAAGACGGCGAATCCAGTAGTTTGTCCTGGATCGAGACATAAAACGGTATCTGCAAAATAAGTTCTACCTTTCTTTACACGAGTAGGATCACTGAAGAGTTGTTCTAGGGATGGAATTAGCATTAAAGAACACCGCTTTCGGTTCGACGTTAGTACGATAGTCATCTAGTATGTTCTGCATGTTACTAAAAATAGTATTCTGCTGTTCTTCTAGCTCTTCCATTAATTCTTCAAGGCTTTGTACTTCAATGAATCCTATAGGTGTACGATTTATATGATATACACATTCCTCTAACGGAATAAAATCTTTTAAGGTATCTTGCTTAATATGGTGATTATACCAGTTTGTAATTTCTTCTAAGGTCTTACAATAACCTACTAATTCTGTTTCGTTATTCCCTGCAATTACTTCACGGCGTTTTAAAAATAATCCAACTAACATGTTACCTCCCGAAATTAAAGAATAAAGAAGAGGTTGACTTTACTCAACCCCTTCTTCTTACTCTTTAGACGATGCGCTGTGCACCATCTATAAGTAACCTACTCAGCAGCTACGTCTTCTGCAGGAGCTTCAGCAACAGCTTCAACAGCGGCTGGAACTTCTTTAGGAGTTTTGGTAGCAGCGAATACGATTTGGTATGGAACTACGTGACCGAATTGTTCAGCGAGTTCTTTTACGATTGTTGAACGGGATTGTGGACCGAGTTCAATAAAGCGTGCTTTAATGAAATCTGCACGAGCGATTGTTTCGCCAGTAGAGATATTGGTGATCATAATTTTTTTACCGCGAGCCGCTGGAGCTGCAACAGCACCTTCAGTTACTTCAGTAGATACTTCTGCGTTTTGTTTCTTAGCCATGGTATAGTCTCCTTTTAAATGTTGAAATCGTAATCCTTATTAATCAGCTTACTTATATAGTATAATACAACCAAAAGCAGAAATCAAGAGGAATTTTATGGTCGTCTCGATTTATTTTTAAGTTTCTCTGGGTCCAAGCTTCTTTTTACCATTACCATGAATGATAAAGATCTTCTTATTGTTACGTGTACTCATATCGTCAAACTTAAGAATACCTTTCAACATGGTAGCATGAGACGTTAGATAACGACCGAGACTACGTGAATTGATCAACTGTTGGTTATGATAATGCTCTTCGTTACCTTCAGCCCATGATGAAATATCTCCAGCACTGAACGAGAAGCCTTCAGGTTTCGCAATACGCATCATTTCAACGTATTCCTTAATCGCTTCTAGAGTCCAGTCAGCATCAGACATATTACGTTGCATACGTTGAATAAGTTTCTCTGCAACATCTACTCCATCTAATCCAATTACTTCAGCCATCAATGATAAGCACTGTTCATAGTTAGCTAAACGGTGTCCAGCTTTATAATGCGGATTCCATTTTGTTTTTACTGCTACCAAGAACCTGTGTAATACTACCAGTTGATGAGCAAGCCAAGCTGTTCTACCACCATATTCATCAAGCTGATCATTAACCCAGTTTGCGTTATGTCCAGTCCCAACAGCAGCCATTTCAAACACGGCAGCACGCTGCATAATATCATTATTGTAGAAAGGTTGCTGAACGGCCGTAAACGCGAAGACAGTATGAACCGGAATGGTGTTTTGTTCAGACGTTGTATATAGGCGTCTAAGTTCGATAGCAGGATACGGCTCCGTGACAAGCCTACAAAGCTCGTCGGACATCCTTTGACGGAGTTCCTTGTTTGTGAATTGCAAGTTATCAATAACATGCACTCCTCCAGCATTAGTAATCGAAGCATACCAATCGCGTAAGTCAGATGGGACATTTCGTAACTTAGGGTTCCCCGTGAGTATCCCAAGGCGCAATTCGTAAAGAGATGACTTACCACTTCCAGGTTCTCCTATTGTTACTTCGATCGGTAATTGTGTACCCTTCCAACGCAATAAGAATGGGCTAATGTAATAGAGGAGGGAAGCTAGCTTCGCGGATTCGTCGCCACCTACCATATTTACCTTTTTGGAAATGATTTCATACCACCAAGGAACAGTCTTCCTTCGTAGCTGTACTTCCAATTCTTTAGCAAGATCCTCGTTTGATGTTGGCTCTACTTGTCCTTGTTCGAAGAGAAGTCCATAAGATCCATTCGACATAATCTTGATAGGATTATTCTCGTCAGCAGTTACAACGGCAAAATGACTATCAGAGATCTGAACAGCCACTTCATCTTTATTCTTTCCAGCTAGAGCGGTAACTCTTCTGGGCTCAACCATATGTACTGGCTCTTCGCCCGTAAACTGCGTTGCCAACCATTGAATAACTCTTGTGTCAGCTGCACCGATTCCATAATTGCGATAAAGATGATTACCAAAAAGACTTTCATGCTGTGCTTCTCCGCTTTTGCTTAATAATGATGCTGGCATTAACGAAAGAGTCTTGTCGTTAAAGTAATATGGACTTCCATCCGATGATGATCTAAAACGTTTACCACCTGAATCCAAGTCAGCCAGAATACTTAAAGAAACTTCCTGAGTCTCTCTACGGTTTAAACGTTTTTGTAGTGACTGCGAAATCAACTGTCTAGCATTAGGATGCTTTGGAAATGCATTACCCTGCTGCAAATTGACGGAAATCAACTTACACAATTTCTCTACCCCATTTTTAAGGAGGTAGTCATCAATTCCAACTTTACCCTCAGCATCAAATGGCAAGATCAACTGTCTAATAGAAGAGGTTTTCATTCCATTATAAAGTAGTTCATATCCTAGAGTACTAGCTGCACGCTGTACATCGAATTTAAGTCCGGAAGTTAAATCGGTATCGTAACAAATTAAAATATCCATACCTTGTTGAAGTAGGAAATCAATAAGTTCTTTTAGTCCTACTGCAAGACTCTTTTCATCAAAGCTTTCAGATCCTGGAGGAAGCTTAACACGTACTCCACCAGTCTCTTTAGCTCCGGCATAAACTTTTTCTAGTTTGGCTTCTGTAGGTAATAATAGCGTACGATTCAGCCATGAATATACTCCACCGACAGCTACACAAGGTAAACCAGCTTTACATACTGCAGAGGCTTTCTTTTCACCTTCAGTCAGAATGACAAAAGGCCTTACGAAAGTATCCGTAGGCATTGCTTTTAGATCTGCTACCGCTTTTTGAAAATTAGGCGGAAAGTATATATGATTTACAGTACCATGGATCTGCTTATATTTTACAGACTTACCTTCCATCATGTAATTAAACATGCGGAGCCTATAAAAAGGAATCCTATTACCTTCTAGGTTATAATATGGAATTACATATCCAGTACTCGATACAGGAACCTTAGCTGCAGAGAACTCTGGAGGGCCTGCTTGGCGAACTCCCATGTCCTCTGTAGTCAGTCCTGAACGAGCCAGATCGTCTATTACGATTTGGTCCATTAAGAACTCCTGTACTAAGTTGATGTGGTTAAGGAAACAATCTGATAATCGTTATATCGTCCAGCGGGACTCTTGCTTGTATGTGTTTGCTGCATGACTACCCCATTTGCAACCATATCTTCTAAAACAGGTCTCCAGAACTCTGGCTTAACTTGTGGTCCAAGTCCAGCTTGTAACATAGTAGGCGAAATCCGCGGATAGATTTCTAGGATATGCTTTATACGGATTGCAATGGCTTCGAACTCATCGCTGTCAATTTCGTCTACTGTATCTGTCATTTGTTTCCTGCTTTAATGTTCTTAGTGTATTTAACTATATTATAGGATTTCTAAGAAGAAATCAACAAATATTTTTAATTACCTATGAAGTTTGCCAAAATTCCTGAGGTTCGCCTACTTCAATATACTTCCTGAATTGCCCCCAGTATTTGTCAAAGTTACCTGACATGTTTCTGCCATTTATTTCTTCTTCACGCACAAGGGCTTTCGCTTGATGCTCAACAGGTGAGGCATGCATTGGGGCCGACCCCACCAAACGTTCATACAGCTCCAAATCCTTTTCGATCACAGGGTTCTCACCATCATGAGTAAGGTACGAGACCCTCGCACATCGAGCAGCTGATATTTTGGCCAAGACACTAACTGTAAGTTGTTCACGTTCTTCAGTAGAGACATATGGTAAATGGAATAAAGCGTTTCTTGTGTCATCGAAAGCAACCCTTCTTGGTTCATGTTCTTCCATAGCACGTTTCATATGCTTAGCTAAATGGCAGATATTAGGATCAGCATCTGGATGATCCCGTAACTCAAAGAAATTAGTCCATTTAGATGACGTTACAATAACGTTCATAAATTGGAATGGCTCAAGAATACGATTAGCAACTTGTTTATGTAAACCGAGGTTCATCATTTCTGTAGCTGTCTTAGCTGCATCTTTAGCTGCAATATTCCAGAGATCCATTGCATGTAAACAATCTACCGGAGATAACTCTTCCTTAGCTTGCATACCACTAACATTCTTTCCCCAATGAATAGGCATTGCAGGTTTACTAAGTACTTGTTCGATAATCTTCTTAACCGGGATAGCGCGACTGCTTGATGCATTACGAGAAAAGACCCGATGGGTCATAAACTCAGAATGGATCAAACGGGGATAGCGTAGTTGTAGAGTGGTGAGTCTACTTTCACCCCATCTGGTATCTTCGATAACCTTAGCTTCAAATCCGTGTATGTCCATTATTCTTGTGCCTCCAGCATTTGTACGATTTCTCCTAATGTCTTATCAGAAGATAGTTGTTCGTCTTTAATTTCAATTTCAAATTCCTCTTCCAACATCATGATTATTTCCATGCAGTCTAAAGAATCTGCACCTAATGATGACAATGTTGTATCATCTTCGATGTCGTCAGCATTTTCGATTAGCATTTGGTCTATAAAAACTTTAACCACTACGGATTTAATGTCGGGTACTTGTTTCATACTTCTAATGCTCCTACACTCATATCAGCGTCATCAAGTTCTTTTTCAATACCGTCAAAGTCAAGATTCTTGGCGCGCATTTCATCGTTCCATTTACCTTGTGAAAGTCTGGTATCTTGATCTTTACAGATATGTAATAATGCTCCATATACTGCGTCTTCCTTAGTATTTGCACCAATTCGTACCATATGCATAATACCATCGAAGGCACTTAGAATAGATACTACCCATGACTTAATCATTTAAATACTCCTATGTAATGAAAAAAGTTTGTTGCTATGCTCCCTATTAAAGAGCCCCAAAACATCCCAGAATGAAAGGGGTCGTTAAACCCCTCTCTAATCCTAAAATATATAACGTACCAATTAAATCTTTTTCCCATCATCCGCCATACGATTTTCGATCTTATGGTCTGCACGATTAGTATTGAACTGAAGCTTCTCTTGTACTGCTCCCGCCAAATCTAATCCTAAACCACCTGCCATATCACAGATACGAATCAATGCATCGGCTAGTTCAACTTCAAGCATAGGGCGATGTGGGAGTTTATCATCCTGTAAATTACGACGGTAACCTTCAAGACCTTCTGAAATCTCAGAATGGATCAGACAAAGCATTTCAGGTACGTTACGATTTGGATTAGGATTCAAAGTACCATCTTTAACATGATGCCACCATCCCGCTGTAAGACCTAAACCATAACACACATTAACCAATTGGTCAACTGCGGATGAAGTTTGTTCAATCCCAGTTAAGCATAATGTACGCGCGTCTGCTTGTAATGGATGCTCATTGAATTTAGAAACCGAAATTTCCTTTAGTACGTCTTTTAATTGCATTTAGTTCTCCTTAGGGTTATTGGAATACCTCATTCCAAAGAGATACTGTGCGACCTATGCAAAGACTTCACAGGCGGAACAAATCCATGCACAGTATCCATTAAGAATGAGCCCGATTTCTCGGAACTCAATCCACCACCTATAACATTCGCCCACTTTTAGCGATTTGATCCTTAGGTAGATTTCTTTTAAGGAAAACATTCTCGAGCCAAGTAACTTTGCCTCCTAGGGCGGTAACCTGCGTTTTCGTACGGCGTAAATCATCTCTACGGTTAATTTCTCTAGTAACCTTAGCTTTGTATTCTTTAGCACGTTCCAAGTAAGATAGTAGGGAATCATACATATCATTCCAATCTTGAACCATAGCTACTTGTTCATCAGTAGGTTGGATATCGATATAAGGACGTAAATCCATATGAATGTCAAAATCACTCTGTGCATCAATAACATCGCTTCGAGCATTTTTACTTTCGACCAATAGTTCCCCATTGGACATTAAACGCATATCTTCTGACATAATTACCCCTTATACATGACTACGATAAACAGAGTAACCATTGCAGCTACTCCTAATATAAACCCACACACTACTATACCAAACGTTTTCATTCTATTTCCTTAATATTCAACTGTGTATATGCAGTTATAACCGTATTTTCTTCTTGCCATTCTTTAGTAGTATGTGCACGAACAGCTTCAATAGGAATGCCACTGCGTTCCATATCGACATATTCGCCAACATACTTTTCACCTGTAATGGTAGTAACGTTAAGTTCTTTAGCTCTTGCCTTTAAACCAGCTTTATAGAAATCCTGTAAGTCTGTACGTTCTTTAATTTCATCACGCAGTCTTCCCAGTTCATCTATAAGAAACTCTGGCGTAGCATTAGCCGGCATTACTAGTTTAGGTTTCTTAGCCATATTATTCTGCCTTTGATTTATTATGTTCCTGTGCTCTACGGATTACTCCCCAGAAATTATTCCACATAGCTTGACGGTTCATAGAGGATAAAAGGTTTTGGATATTCTTACGACGATATCCTTTTGTAGGATGTAATTGTACTACATGCGTTGCATTAGGATCGTTGTAACATTCATTAGCCAGGTTTTCATTAAGACGATCAAGTTTAGATACGATCTTAGGTTGGATCTTATTTAATGGATCATCAAACATACCTGAGGAATCTACTACGATTTGTTTTGCGTCTTGCGGAAATGGAGTTTTAAAGTCGATCATTTTATGTGCTTTCCTTTTATATGCTTATTGTTTATTATATAATGAATTTCTAAGAACTTCAAGAAGAATCTTTTGGTACTTTTAAATTATTGTTAGTTGCTCTAACGCGTTTAGACGTTTGCATTGGAAGAGAACGTTTCTCCACTAAGACTGTTCCATTATGGTAAGTCTCAATACGTTGACGTTTATTGGTGGGTTTTGAATCCTTCATCGTAGTATTCCTTAATCATATCATTAACCATTTGTGACAAATCAATTCCTGTAGTTCTTTCCATCTGTCTTAAACGTTCATCTCCACGCGGAGTTAGGTATACAACTCGTTTCCGCATGGATTTAACTTTTAATTGATGAAGGAAATCTAAGAATTGCTTGGTCGTTGTTCGCGTTATTACTATTCTCCCCTGACTCATGATATCACCTAATCAGGAAGTGTGAATTTAGAATCTGGACCACCTGTACGCTTACGAACTACCGGAGCTTCGTTAGGTGCATTAAGTCCCTTATCAACAAACTTAAGTTCTGCTCCCCATGCAGTATATGTTTGTTCTTTACCTTCTTTATTAAGCTTACCTTCAATGGTGTAGATGGTACACTTATTAACATAAACAGTTCTACAGGTTACAATACCTACAAAACCGTTAATGCGATGTTCACATCTATCTCCGGTTTCAAATTCAAATTCATGTTCCCAAGGAGTAAGTACATCAGTAGAACCTTCAGGTAAGACTAAAGAATCTTCATCCATAAAGGTAGCATCAGGTTTATAACTGGAATCTTCCTTAGATGGAGGTTGAACAGCTACTTGAATACTACCGTTAATACGTTGAGCCATAGCTGTAGCATATCCCTTAAGTCCGGAATATTTATCTTGAACCATAATACCGATAGGTATTTTAAATTGTACTACTGTCATTTATCTCTCCTGTTAAAATGGTATATCGTCGGGTTGATCTTCGTAAGAAAGGTCTGGATGATATTCTTTGAGAGCCTTCTCAATAATATCCGCCATAGCTTCCATATCTATACCTTCTGGTAATGTTACTACGATAGTAAACTTACCATCACGTTTCTTCTTTAAGGCTCTAGTGGCTTTAACTAAGTTCTCGTACATTCGGATAACTGTCGGATTGACTTTATCCTTACTTTTCTTAATTAACCGTTTTACGACCGATAAGAAGGTATCGCTAGCAGAATCACGACCTATAAAGTTAAGTGTACTTTCATAATGTGTTTCAGGTGCAGTAACAATCTTCTCAATCAGTTCGGAATCATTAGAAGCTACAATGCCTTTAACAAGTTTGTCGGTAAAGCTACTTGTACTGTAAAGAGTCCTATCCTCTGTAAGATAAGCATAACCTGTCATATCATAACTATGGAGTAGAGGTTTCTCGAAAGCTGCTACACGTATTCCTTTATTGAAAACCGCATTACTTTCGCCTTCATGAATATCCAAATCTCCATCTACCGTTTTAACAGCCTTTGAAGACAAGAAAACGTCTGACTTTTCAATTAAGACTTGAACCATTTCATCACCCTCGACGATAATCTGTGTCACATCCTCAATTGGTGTAGGATCCATGTTATCTGGAAATACGTCTCCGCCTTCATCGATGGTATTGGAATAGAGTTCTCTGAATGCCATCCATAGTTCCCAATTCTTCCCGAGATCGGTTGTAAATGGGAGATCTAAGATGGTGTGGATTGAATCATCCGTGCGATTAATTCCTGTCATCTGGATAAAGTTAAATGATTTGCCGCGAACGTCATCTGGTTTGAGTTCGAAAGTGTATTCGATCATACCTATCCAAACAGTTATTTTTTGATTGTTCCTTAGACATACAGCGATGGCATACTTTAGTCCTGTACCGAATTGACCAATGGGAGACTTATTATCTCCTTTAGCCGATACACCGAAGGTTGTAATACCTCGAATATCTAATAGACCCCTATTTCGGAATATTACTTTATTTTCCATTAGCGTACATTCCTACGTTTGAGTTCTGCTTCGAATTTATCTTCCCAGTCGCGCCAGTATTGAAGTACAGCATCTCCATCATATTCTTCTGTACTACAACGGTTAACATAACTCATTTCTTTATGAATATTCTGTCTACGCTTTTTGAGCCATGCAATTGTATTCTCGATATGTTCAGTATCCATCTCTGGAAGAGGTAACTCTCTTTTACGGGACGCTTTCCATACTGGAGCATTACGAGTACCGACTGGCCATTCAGCTTCAAGAATACCTATACGTTTAAATAAACCTTGAATAAAGCTGGTAGATACAATAACTTCAGGATCTCCAGCACCTCCTCCACCTCCTCCACCTCCACAACAGAATAACTCCGCTTGAGTACTTACTCCTCCAGACCCACCAGTAGCGTAACCTGGTTTTGGTTTATTACTATGCTCACTGAAAGTAGAACCTGCAAATGCAGTATTTGGAGATGCTTTAAACCGGGTAATAGTATCAAAGATCTTTTCGGTAATTTCTGGTTGGATTAATACGATATTATCATCAGGGGTAAGTAAGAATAGACCTTCTTTTGTCAGCGAAATGATGCGACATTTGTCTACATAGATTTTTTGTGTCATTGGAATCTCCATTGGAATATTAAGAATATTATAGCTGAAAACTTATGGACTATCAATAAGGAATTTATTAGTCGACCATTAAAATATTTTGTACAGGATATTTGGTATAAAAATTGTTCTGTACTAATAATGTACCTCCCATACCAATATGAAAGCTTGCACCCAATACTTGCATTAGATGCCATAGTTGACAAGATTGATAGCCACTTGCGTCTATCTTTAATTCCTCAACTGACATCTCGCGTATTAGGTGCCATTTCTTCCAAGTAGCTTCGCCTTCTGGCGTAAGACGGAAATAGACTGTATCGTTGATATTTATCTTTGACATTTATTACTCCTTATCTTTTTTGTGAGGCTTAAATTACGTTTTACTTCCTGTATCATCTTACGTCTTGCTTCTAGTTCCTCAACAGTTAGTTGCATAGACTTACCTTCCATAGAAGGAATATTATTCTCAATAACGACGTTAGCAAACGTAGCACCAGGAGGACAAGTACGCATTCTTAAAGGTACATCTTCCCACATATGTTCTAATGCATTATTAGTGTTTGCGTCATCATCAGTCCAGCCACAACAATCGCATTCTAAATATGCATTAGTACAATTAGAACACGGAGCATTACCTGCATTACAATAACAGGGATGTTGGGTTAGCTTAAGCCATCCCATACACTCTGGACCTCGTTTAGGGCACATATCTCCTTCTTCTATGTCTTTACGCATGGGCCGACTCCAGCTGAGCATAGTCTCGATTCATTACACGCCCTTTAAGATCACAACGTTGAATGGTTTTATAACCCTTAATGATTTTCATGGACTCTACGCGACATGTTAACGCTGCTTCAATTAGATTACCGTCAGCTATATAGAAATAACCGCGATGTAACATGATTTTGTCATCTAAGACTGGTTCGTTAAGTTCTACTGGCATTTATACCTCGGCGATATGAAAAGTTGAAGGGAGTTCGATTGAAGGAGCGTAACAACTAGGAACATCACGTTGATGCAGATACACATCAAATGCCTGTATACCTATTGTAAAGAGTACTACACCAATAGTAAGTGCTAACATAAGCTTTTCATACATATTAATATCCCTTATAACGTAATACAATTGAAGTGATAGCCAATATCATACTCAGTATTGCAAAACCCATAGAATATCGAGCATAACGTTTAGCTTCTTTATTATAGTCCTTTGACATTATCCACTCCCTTAGGTGTAAATATAAGTTTCAATAATAAAATGAACATACATATTACGGTTATTATAATAGTAATAGGCGTTAAAAATATCATACCAATAACCCAAAAGATGAACAAGAACAGACTTAATATAAAAATCATTATTCCGCGCATTATTTACCTCGTAATTGTTGACGTTGTTCTAGCATATGTTTTCTGGCCATTTTATCACATTGGTCATTAACCCAAGTTCTAGGTTTTCCAGTACCAGAATGTGCCTTAACTTTATTGGCTTTCCAGTCTAACTTATACTTACCTAAAATTTGTCTTAATTCCAGCAAAGCTTTTCGTTCCCAATCAACGGCTGTGTTGGATCCGTTGAGAAGATCAACCACGCGCTGATTATCACAAACAAATACCACGTAATGGACACGAGACAAGAGATCATCCTCCTCTGCATGTATGAGAGCTCGTAACACAGCCAAAAATTCACCCATGTTAGAGCTAATAATTTTTTGATCATAAGTACCTCCATAGAGTTTACCTGGTTGCGAATCCCTCATCCATACACCATAACCAGCAGCACCAGTTTCATGACATAATGAAGTATCCGAAAAGACTGTTAAGATATTACGCTCGTTACGCAGATCAACTACAACATCAGTCATCAAGACCGTCCATTTCTTCTACCATGTCTTCAAATGTGCTACCCATAACATTAAGGTATCTAGGCTTCTTACTTACTTTAACCTTAGATACAGTTGATTCTATAATAGGTTCACCCTTTTCAGGCGTCGGCGTTGAATGGGAAAGAATAATATTGCGCAGGTAACGATTAAACTGTTTATTTAAAGCTGTTACTACCTCAATCCGTGCATCGGTATTGTCAGTACGAGTAATGATCTCTGCAAGCATCCATTTAATAGCCTGAATACGATACTCAGGAGTATAAAACGGTGTGAATGAATAAGTCTTATATGTGCTTACATGATATTGCTTCTCCATAGAGTTATGGTAGACCATCATTAAGGCATTATATAGATAACTGGTATCCATATCTTTGACATTGTGGAAGGACCCATAACGATCCCTCCATTCGAACGTTGTAATCATTTTAGTTCTCCATTAAAGTAAGTCAGGAAGAAGTTGCAGTGAATACGTACCTTTATGTTCTTCTGCAAGGGTCTTAGCATTTTCCTCCAAAACCCTGAGTCCAATCAAATAGCCCTGTGGACATAAGATTACAAAAACCGCATTATAGATTTTACCTTTTACCATATCAACTCCTACAAGCTTTTGTATTCTTTGTACATTTCGGCAAAAGTCTCATCTTGATCAGCGTACGCTTTAAGTTTCGCTTCTTGATCCAATTTGGCCACTGCTGCGTCCAACATTGTTTTCAGTACACGTTTCTTCTCAGCACGTTCCTTACGGATATTGTGCTGTGTAATATCCAACTTACCTACGATGTAGTCTTTGGCAGATGGATTGTATTGAGCCATTTCAGTTACGGTTACAACAACGAAACCTTCCATATCATTTTCGACAATGACCTTATTACCAATTTCGACACCTTCAATGTCACACAAGAATGGGTAGACTTCATCAATGATACCTTGACGATTACTTACAAGATAACCGCGATCATAGATAACACCCACAGTGAATGGAATATTAACAGTTGAGATTGATGTACCTGTAGCTCCTACAAGTTCATCTTTATTTACGACTTCATTCATTTAGTTCTCCTTGGTTATTGAAAGGTTTAATTCATTATTTAATATACGCTATTTATCTATGACATTCAAGGTGTCAAATAACTGTCAAAGCTTTGTTGCTAATGCCCATCTATACCATTGTTGAAACATTGCTTGTGTCTTAAACTGTAAGAACACCTGAGGTAAAGCATTCGGAGCTAAAGCTACATATCCTCCACCAAACTTAGGATCATCGTTGATATCAATAGCCATATCACGTAACTCTTCCGCACGTTTAAGGGAGCTTGCCAAAGTTCTAAATCTTACCATTAATCTTTGATCTCCTCTACGTTGCATGAGTGTACTTCAACAAACTTTCCATCATAATTTCTGACTTCGGTATGTGTTTCGGTTACACGATATTTCTTACCATTCATGTTCTTCCACTTTTCGATTGCTTCCGGAACCCATTTTTCGGTAGTAAAATAATTACCTGCAGTAACATGAAAGATATGCCCAATAACTGGCATAAAATGAACGTAGAATAGAGTATCACCAGTATCCCAATCAAGTACACTGACGTCTAGATCATATTTTGTGCTCATTTAGTTTTCATTCCTTATCTGGTAATGTGTTTAATTTAATCCAAACATAAGCAGGAGTCTTGGCTTTACCCTTCTTCCATATACGTAGCATATCACTACTTGTACCTAAAAATTCAGCTGTACGTGTATGTATACCATATGCATCGCCGAACTTTAACTTACAAAGGTCTATAAGTTTTTGTGCTTGACCATCATCATGCCATACAGCTTTTACTTTACCTTGTGCATTGGTAATTGTTTTATAAGGCACTATTCTGGTTCCTTTTGATCTGTGATGCCTAGTTCAGCCATTAAGATTCCCATAGCATTCTGGTATACGTTATGATCTGCATCACTACCTTTGAAGCTAGGATATCCTTCAGAATCCTCTAAAAGACCACGAATATCGTTAATGCAGGTAGCTATAATATCAGGGCGAGCCTGTTGTAAAGGTAAAAGAGCATCAAAGCTTTTGATATTGCGACGTAATTCCATAGAGAATGCAGACTTATACATCTGTGAGTCCATCTCAGCTACTCTGCATCTTTCCACTAACATAGAGTTGGCTTTCAGGAGTTCGGTTACTCTTTTATCATGGGCAGCTTGTAATTCCGCTATAGAAGCATCTATACGTTTTGTTGCTACCTGTAATATCGCCTTAATGGTGGCGGATACTATAGTAGGTGAGGTTATATCAGTATCTACAGCTTTTAATGTCAGGCCGATGATATTGAGGTTCTTAAGTGCTTGCTGCATTATAATTCTACTCCTGTTCTTGTGGATAAATACCCTACTAAATACCCATAGTCTTCAGGACTGAAGGTTACTGTAATAGGTTTATGATTGTTACCTTTAAGAATCTCTTCCCTTAAACGGTTTGTCATTACTCTTGTTACACGTAACAAAATTATGTCACGTCTTTCTTTCCTAAACCAATTAAACATTGTAGCTCCTATGGGTGATGCCATGTTGATGTGAATATAGGTATACCAAGAAAGTAATATGTTGTTACATTCTTTCCTTTAGTATTACCTACAGATAGTATCGTTTTACGTGTCTTACAAAAGATCATGGAGCATTACTCCTTTGTTAATACATTCGTCATCTTTATAAATGTCGTATCCACCATTACCATCATCCATTCCATCGAGAACTACTAATATGGAATGTAGGCAGCCTTCGATACGATCCCTAGTAGAGGTTTCTGTTGGTACATTCTTACTTGCCCAATATAAAGCCCTACTACGTAACCTACTTACTAATTCTTTAGCTTTAACTTTGTCGGAAGGTTTAACACCCTCACCATGATTCTCTCCCATTTTACTGCTCCGTCATTAATTGATGGAAATCCTCTAAAGGAATGTTGATCCAATAAGCCGCTTTATGTGTACGGTGATCAATACAAAATACCGTACCTGTAGTATCTTTAAAATGTGCCGTACCATTACCAAACATATCAGGTTTCATAGCAGTTGCTGTAATAACATATTCGATATTTATATCTCGTTGATGCCAATTATGTATAGCTACCTTAGCTTCTTTAGGTAGATCAGTTACTAAGGCACATTCAATTAGCTTGTGCATGTTTAGCATCCTTTACTTGTTCGTTGATAACACATTGATCTATGTACTTTGTAAACAGTTCACGTCCATGTTTTGCTTGGTCATCATTATCCATAACTTTCTCTTTGTCTTGTAATGTCCAGAAGTTAACAGTAATGTGTCGATACCCATTAGCATCTGCTGGAGTTCCATCATGACGTTCGAATCCAGCCCATCCCATAACGGTTATTCTAGCTGACTTCATTAATGCACGATAGCGTTCAGCATCTATTTGATCCTGATTATTTCTATCTCCCGTAGGATCATCATTACAGTTATTACAGAGACCATCGTCATCGAGCTCTGTGTGCATATGGCATTTAAGACAGTTAGCTATGATTGTTTTCATTGTACGAATCCTTTTCTTTACAGTGTAGACATCTAACAGGTTTCTTTAAGGCAGCTAAAACGATGTTCGCTTCTTCTCTGACGAGTTCTCTACGCGAAACATGTTCTAGAATACGTAATAATGCTTCTTCAGGTGTCATACTGTCTTTCCTAATATATGCCAAGGATCATTTTCTGTTACCAATACTGGATCCACCACAGTACATTCTATATTATGTTCTTTCATATACCTAAGAGCACCTAAGCAAGGTTTAGTTGGATTAGAATGACAAGCCCAAGTCTTATTATGGTTAACACGCATATTAATAATTTCGCCTATACAAGGCAGACAACCATAATTAACTACCATTTCCGAATATTCATTATACGCAAATGGACAAGCACCAGTAGTACAACATTCTTCGCAAGTCTCTTGCTTAACGACGTTTGCCTGTTGAGTCATCTTTTTCTTCCCTTTTACTTAATACCTGAAAGTTGGACTTATTATATGCTTGGCCAATAACATATTTGCTACTGACCTCTTGTTTGTACCTTTCGTCCTCTAATCGAGTACCTTGATGGTGTTGAGTGTCTAAAGATGGATATACCTCTCTGGACTTCAACTCTTGAGGCTCAGGTGTATATGGGCGCCGCCTCGACTTACTCCCGCTTTGGCTTTTTATCCCATTGGATGTCTTCGAGACCCCAAGTCGTTCAAGAAGCTTTGCGTGTAGTCGCTTCTCTTCGAGCTCTTTGGACGTCAGCTTTCTTTTCTTTCTTGACACGATCTTTCTCCTTATTATATTCCAGATAAGCAACCAGACGATTAGCCCAATCTTGAAGGCGTTTAGCCTCACCTAAAGTAAAGAACGTAGGAAACAACTTAGTAACAAGCATCTCTCCAGGATATACTTCGGATTTCTTGGAATGTGTAAACGTAAACGGAATACGACATATCTTAGGTTTAAGCATTTTCGATCTCACATTCTGCATCCTCTTGGATTTCCTGTACAGATATACGTGACATAGGAAAACAAGTGATACGGGCTATTTCTTTATTGTTTAACGGATCTTGAACTATAATAGCATCATGTTCTTGTCCAGAGAAAGGCATTCCTTCATATGGAAACACTTCCGCTTTAGGATCTTTGTCAGCAAGAAACTCTAAGAGTCTACCTACCGTTAATACCGGAGCAAATCTTAACTTAGTCATGATTGACCTCTTTCTTAAATGCTTCTAGGTAAGCTTCCAAAGACTTTGTAGGCCCATTACCTGCTTTACGTTTGGCTAACATACTATATAATTGTTCCAACGCATCATCTACTTCAGCGGGTGTTAATTCCTTAACTACCTTCTTGTAGAATTTGAGCGGATTACCTATATGTGTATATAACATCTGATCGGCATATTGTTTAGCCATGATTGCTCCTAAATGGTAATACTACACCCACCTCTTCTTCGTGTATAGGTGGAATAATTCCATATCCAGCACGTATAGCTTCCATACGACTTACTACACGTCTAGAATACTCTTCTTCCATAACCACATCCAAAGCTGTTTTAATAACAGGCAAACCTTCAGATTCGCACATACTATCCGTCAGACGACTATGCCATAAAGCACGTTCGAGCTGATTGTTACTAAATCCACGTACATAGAATACCAATGTCATATCGACGACATTACTCGGCTTTTGGCGTTTAGGTTTACGCATTATAAGCCTCACGTTGTTCTTTTTGACGTTTAGCTACCTGTAGAGCATCCAATTCTAATCGGACACGTGATTTAGCTAATACAGCGTCACGATATGTCTCTGAAGGTACTTTGAATTCATATTCATCCAAAGACAAATGTGTACTTCCAAAAGACATTCCAGTATCATGGATATTGACAATTGCTGCAGGATACTCAATGGCAAGGAACTCAATGATCGCGCCTCTAAAAGAGCCATCTGTACAGTTCTTATTACCCAGGAGCATTAGCATGTCTCCTTCTTTAATAGTGGTTGTATCAACAGCTTTGATACCCATCTCTGCTGCACATTGAAAACGTTTTGGTCTTGGTTCTGTGTTAAACACTTTTAGCTCCTATTGTTATAGTACTGATAAAATACCGAAAATTTACATTACGCAGATTGTTGTTGAGATGTACCGAACTCGATACTTTGAAGATCCATCGGATCAGCGATTACTTGTGTGACATACTGGACCGAAACTCCGACATAACGGGAGATTGTAGAGATAGGTGTGTTCTTAGCCGCAAGCGCCAGGACTTTGTTACGCGTACTTGATTGATGGAAGGCGTTTATCGTCTCCCGAAGTTCTTCTGTACGATTTATACATTCGGATGGTTTTTGTTCGGCTCTAGCATATTGACTTCTCATTTTTAGTCTCCATTTGGTTAAGGTTAAATTACTTGATATTTGTCTTGATCACCCAATGCGTTCGTGATCTTCTTACGAAGCCCCTGTGAAGCATTGAATTCTTTGTCAATAGAAGGATATACATAAGGCATATCCAAACTATCAATATTCTGTTCATGATCTGCTAAGGCATCACGAATTAGTTTCAGTTGTAGTTCCGTGAACTTGCATATGAAATATTTACTCATCTTCTGTCTCCGTGTCTTCTTGCTCCACGAATTCTTTATTAGTCATGCGTGCAGCTATTTTACGTTCTTGTTCAGCTTCTTTAAAGATATTAGGTTCAATACTACCATTTTCCAGAGACTCTGCATAATGTATTAAAGCCTCACGTACTATCTGATATTGTGCAGTATCTAATTTGATTTTGTGTGCCATCATAAACCTAGCTTTCTTTGGATCTCTGTAAGACTATTACGTTCTTCTTCGATGGTTGCATATACTATAGATATACCTGTTTCATTTATTAAACCGGAATACTCATCCCACATGGCACGTAGTAATTCTAATTCTTTAGGTGTAAGTGTTTCTGTCATGATTGTTTCTTTCTTATTATTCTTATAGTATATAGAATTTCCTTATTGGTCTCAATAGGAAATCATTTAGTCGACCATCATATTTATTTTAGGAGTGTTCCTAACATACCATATACCAATTGTGCGATAGTTTTATTATACATACCGAGATATTGACAGAGCTCTACATCGGATCGAATTAGAAACAATAGTCGTTTATATGCATTAGTTGCAGCCATGTTATCTCGTTCTTGTGACGTTTGGATGTCTATAGGCTCTACATTAATCATGATAGGTTCATCAGACAGTTTATAATATGCCAGATTGTTACGTATATAAAAAGGTTTATACTGCAGCTTACGCAAGGCACTAGATACTATTTTGGAATTAAGTCTATCAACACTCAGATTATGTTGTACTATTACCAACGATAATTGTTTAGCAGTAAATAACCCATTTACCTTAAAATTATGATCGTCACTACCTTCTCGTTGTTCTTGTAGGTGAATAAGTCCTATATTAACCGCTTTTAATATTTGTGCATTATATTCCATTATAATTCCTTTATTGTTGTTCTATTATTTACCATTATATATTAA